CGCTGTGTGTAGTGGTAAACGTAAATCACATGCAGGTTACCAGTGGCAGTACGCAGTGTAATGTGCTATAATCCCACCTACGGACTAGTTGCAATACTAGGAACAATTAAGGCAATAGGTAACAACCTATCCAAATTAAAAGGAATACAATGAGTAAGATGTTTGAAGATATGACTAACGCAGAGCTAAAGGTAGCTTGTGAAGATTTTGGTTTAGAAGTAGTAGCGAAGACACTAACACCTGTTAAAGCAGAGTACCTTGCTGTACTGAATGCATTTAAAGCTAAACAAGATATTATTCATATCAATAAGAAAGTGGATAATGAAGTGTTGGAGCCTGTAACAGATGGTTCTAAACGAAAACCTCAAAGTAAGTCACAACTAATTAAACTAGACTTATTTAATAAGATTAGAGTTGTAGTTCATGATCAGCAAGAGTCTCAGACTAAAGATGAAATGATCTCCGTATCGTGGGGTAATAGAACTACTGGTGGTCAAACAGATTTTGTAGACTTAAGTGGTGAACCTCAGTACATTAGACGCGGCGCTATATTGAATTTACAAGAAGCTACTATGGATGTACAAACTCCTAAGAATGGGAATAGTGGTGTTGATATTGGTAGAAAGAAAAGATTTATAGTCGTAGAAGTTGATAGTATGACTGAGGCTGAGTTAGATGCGTTAAAGAACAAGCAAACACTTAGAACAGCTAAGTACGCTTAAGTATATAGAGGCTTCTTAGGAAGCTTCTGGTATATTTAATAAAGGATTAATATGGCTACAGTAACAAAGTTCACAATCTCTAAAGGGAATGCGTTGGAGTTCTATATAGTAATGAAGGAAGATGGTACTGTGCTGCCATTAGAACTTAGTGTAGCTGATGAATTTTATTATACACTGGTCGATAAAGAGACTGATGAGAAGTATGCTGAAGATGTACCTATGGAAATTAGTGATCAAATAAATGGTGTTGTAAAAGGTACTATTACTGCTATTGTAAGTGCTACGTTACCTACTAAGAAGAGCAGTGCTGAGGATGGATTTATGCCACGTCCTAACCTTCGTATTATAGTGAATGGTGAAACAGAAGCACAAGGGCCATTTGTAGCTGCGATTGACGACGTATATGTTGTTGTAGGATAACTATGAGCAATACAGTTGATATAGAAGTAGTTACACCAGTAACAGCACAAGCAGAAATTCATAAATATACGCTAGTGAGTGATGATATTTATGTAAAGAGATATGATAGTTTTAATGTACCTGATTGGTATGAGAATATGATCCATGATATTATTGATAGAAATTATAACGTTAATACTACCGGAGACATTATTGCATTTCTTTCTAATTTACAAGAAGGATACTCTCAAAGTTTAACTACCTTAAAGAATAAAGACGAAGTAATTAATGCAAGTCTAACTAGTTTGATTACCAAGAGTGACGTGGCTTTAGCAGGTATTGCAAATTTAGATATCACTAAGATATCTGCTGCTGATGCACAAGCCATATCTAGAGATACTGTAGGAGCCTTCTTCACAACTGGTAATAGTACTAGTTCTGCATGGTTTACCAGTGAAGTTGATACGTATGCTAGTGCTACTGAAGCTAACTCGACTAATATTGAAGTACTTAGTGTTGTACTAGATGGACAAACTGTAAGAATAGATACAATAGATGATGTTATTATAGAACTTGAGAGTACTACAACTACTTCTATTAGTAAGCTAGTTGACCTAGAGGCTGCTAGGGATGGAATGATAGAGGCATTCTATCAGGGAGCTGCTCCGAGTAGTGGGATGAGTTATGGTGACTACTGGGTTGATATAGATAGTGGAACCCCATTTATTGTATACAGATATGAGAATGCAGATGGTAGTAGTAATACTCCATTGGGTTGGCAGGTAAACACAGGTGAAGCTGCTAAAGCATTCGCAGCGTCATACAACGCCCAATATACTGCTGATGGCAAGATAAAAGTCCATTACACTACATTGGCAACAAGACCAATACTAACTACCTCCGATGTAGGAGATATGTGGGTTAGTTCTGATATAGTTACAAAAGGACTAACTAAAATATGGGAGGGAAACAGTTGGGAAGATGTAACAAACACTGCAGCAAACACAGCATATACATGGAGTGCTAAATCTGTAAAGAAACTCACAGGCGCGGATGGCTCTAATATGGGGTTTCAGTTAATAAGTGCAGGCAGTACTAGTGCTCCTACAGCAGCAGAGAGATCATTCACTATAATAGCTGATACGTTTAAGGTAATAGGTGTTGAACAAGCAGTATGGAATCCAATTACAGAGAAGTTTGATGTTAATGCTAATGCTAAGCATCCATTTACAGTTAATACAACTACAGGGGACATAAGTTTTAACGGTAAAGTATCCTTTAGTAATATAAAAGACCCTCCTACATTGGCCTCTACAAACACTAATATTAATGTAACCAATAATCTAGTACCTACTGCAGGATGGCAAGTTGGGGGGTATGGTGATTATCAATTCTACGCCTCTCCTACATACTATAGAGATATTGGTGCAGGAACAGTAGCTGAGGATGAGCTTCTATTAAATGCGGGGGATGAGGTGTATGATCCATATATAGCAGATATGACAATACCTTATCAGCTATCTTACGCATTCAAAGGAGCTAATATAGGCTCCTTCATAACTGTTATTGGACTGACTCCTACTGCAATAGATATCCTACCGTCTAGTTTAATCATAGACCCGACTAAATGGTATATAGTACAGTTTAATGTACTACCTAATGGGACTACTGCTACAAGTACAGGATTTATTAGAGAAGCTGTAAGTTTATTTCAAATAGCTAATATAACAGATGTAGTATTACCTCTGGGTATTGAGAAGTTTCTGATGGGATTTATAGCTACTGCAGATACATATATATCTAGAGTAAGTATCACATATCTAAATTCAACTACTCCATCAACTACTGCTGTAACTATTGATAACATCGGTTCGGTTATTAGAGCTACTACAACTACTATTGATGGACCGAGCATATCTACTGGAGCTATTACGGCTAATCAAATAGATGTAAATTCTATAACAGTAGATAAACTTGATTTTAGTACCGCTAGTAATCGTAATGCATTTGCTTCTATAATAGGTTCAGCAATGCTTGAGTACACAACATTTCTATCCCAATTCTTTTCAATAGCTAATATCGGAGGGGTAGGATCTGTAAAAACACAGCAAGACAGGGTTAGTATATGTATAGATGATAAAACATGGTTCTCTGTATACAGAGAGAATAATGATTTAGTACTATGGGTGTATGGAACAGATCCTAGTGAGACAAAGATTGGATGGAACTGTGATAATTCTCAAGGAAATACACATAGAATTACATATACTACAGAAGAGATTACTTTATCTAGTGCTATAACTATAACGGCTTCAGATTATGTAAATGACTTTTTTCATAAGAATTTAGGATCCACCTATAATTGGACATATAGTAGTTTTAATGATGTTCCTTTATATGAAAATAGATCAACTAAAAAATCTTCTTGGATTCAGAGTTCGGGAGGGTCTACATCGGTAGCATACACCTACAGTATGCTTGGAGTCATAATATCAAATACTATATCAACTATAGTATATGATAGTGTTAATGGGGGGTTGGCAAGTAAAATAGGTAAAGAGTATACCATTAATTTTAACTCTTCTGGAGACGCAACTGTTCTACTTCCAATAGGTGTATATGCTGTTAAACCAGGACAAACAATACTTATTCAGGATAATTCTATAATTGTGATGGGTTCTCCGAGTGAGGTACCTGTGCAAGCGGTGGTGTATAATACTGACACAGCAATATCTAGTACATTCGTAAGTGTATCTGATAGCAGTATTATTTCCTTAGTAGTAAGTGGATGGGGGCCTGTGGATGCAAGGTATGTAAGACCTACAGTAGCAACAACAATAATTGTGATAAAGGTAGGATAAATATAAATGCATTTAGATCTAACAACATTAAAGCCTGCTAAGGTAGGTACCTCAGAAATAGCTACAAAAAGTGATGTGCATACAGCTAGTATGTATTTAGGAGAATTTACTGAATTACCTCCACAAATCGTAATACAGTTAAACGGGACTCAGTACACAATCAAATCAGGAGATACCTGTAAGAATCTGACTGATGGAAACATGTATTTCTATAACGGAGTTACTTGGGTTGCCATGCTTGCTCAAGGACAAGTGAAAGGGATATGTTTTTTACGCAGTGCTACTCAACCTACAGTACCTATAGGAGGCTCTTTTCTAAATCCTACTGCAGATGGATGGAATGATGGAGTTCCTACTGGTACCAGTCCTTTATACATGTGTAGTAGAACCTTCACAAGTGACACACTAACTCCGCAAGACACCGAATGGACAACTCCTGTATTAACTTCATCTTTAGGACAAGGTGCTAAGACACAGTTTAGTATAGATGGAAATACTTTATGGCATGATACTCCTGCAATGGAGGATGACTATATGCGAATTGGTACTAGTAATGATAATGGTGTGACATGGACTTATGTAGGATCTGTGAAGATTAAAGGGGAAGTTGGAGCTACAGGAGCTACAGGAGCTACAGGAGCTACAGGAGCTACAGGAGCTGCTGGAACTGATGGAGCTGATGGAGCTGATGGAAGCCGGGGGGCAGGTTGGTTTAGTGGGACAAGTACCGCAAGTGCTTGGAATGATACAACTGCTAATAGTGTTATTAGTAATATTGGACTAATAAAAGTTTTGCAAGATCGTGTAACCCTTTCTAAATCTACTCCTACTGCTTGGAGTACTACAAAATACTGGAGCGGGTCTAGTTGGATAGCAGCTGAGATGGTTATCAATGGTAATCTGGTTGTTACTGGTACTGTTCTTGCCAGCAGTATAAAAGCAGGGCATATTGGTACTGCTGTAAGTAGTTCTGCAAATACAGGTGTTTCTGCACTTGCTACGTTTGGAACTGCTATTTCATCGAGTGCTACAACTATTACTTTGTTAACATACGTTAATAGCTCTAATACAGCGGTAAACGTGCTTATTACAGCAATAGGAAGAACTGGGGTGGTGTCTGGAAACCCTGTGGCAACTACTACAGGATTCGCTTTATTCCAAAATACAGTTTCTATAAAAGATAATGGGTGGACTCCTGCAACGGAGGATACTAAAGCATTATGTGTAGTTGCTACAGTTGCTGCTTATAGTAGCGCCACATTTAAACTTTTGGCAGCTAAAAGTGACGATAATTGTGCCGTTGGCGCAAATATGACTCTTAGTTGTATCGGCCTAGCAACAGGGAGCTAATTATGATAGTAGAAATATATGATGTCAATGGTATGTATAATCGTTCAATAGTTGGAGATGAGTTTCAGTGTATAGCTAATGTACTTAATGGGGAGACGTTTAAAGAAGTAGAGACTATTAGAGTAGAGTCGTTAATTAATGAACGTGCTCATTTAAAGTCTGTGAAAATGTATGATGTTGATACTATTATGGTTACTACTTCTAGAGGTAAGGTTTTCGATGGAGATGAAACTTCGCAGGGTAGAATACTGAGAGCGATTCAAATATCGGCAATTACTGGGCAGACTACTACACAATGGAAGTTAGCGGATAATACTATTGTAGAGGTAACAATTGACGATCTAAAAGAAGCACTAGCCTTAGCGGGACAAGAGATGTCTAGAATATGGTTGCAGTAGCTTCTGTGTTATAATTTCAACAATATCTAAAAGGATAAAATATAGCAACTGCCACACACCCACGAGTTAAGCTAAACAATTTCAATAATAAACACAAGGATAAATAAATGCCAATATGTACAACAACACTACCAAGAGCAACACTTGCTGATGGTACACTAGACGTAGTAACTAAATTTAGAGTACTATCAGAAGCGGCTTTAGCAACTGATAGTATCTATATGAGAGCAAAGGATACATTCAAAGAACTCTTTGATCGTAACGGGATGACTCATGAGGAGTATGCAACTCATGCTAGTGCATTCATAAGTCAATTAGCTAGTACTACTACACAGAGTGCTATGCAAGCTGCTATGCAGTGGGCTAAAGAAGAGAAAGATGGTGCTTATTCATTAGCACTGGTAAAAGCTAATATTGAACTTACGCAGGCACAACGTGAGTTAGTTGCTGATAATATATGTAAGACGAAGTCGGAGACTGCATTGATCTGTGCTAATATCACAGCAACGTTATCAGGGTCTATTCGAGATAACGGTAGAGTTGAAACACTAGGTGCTGATGGGTGTACACCACTGTCGTTATATAATGAGGGTATTAAGTTTGCCCAGTTAAAAGGGCAAGAAGCTCAATTGTATAGTGTATTAGCTGATGCTTATAGGAAGTCAGGAGTAGTTACTATTGGTATTGATACAGATGGACAGATCAAGGCTCTTAGTGGTGATACTAAAGGGTATACAGATGCACAAGAGAAGTTTGCGTTACGTCAGATAACTTCATTTGAAGATAGTAAACGTAACCATGCGGCTAATGCAGTATCAACCCTAATTGGTCAATTACTATCAACTGATATCGCACCAAGTGCTGCGTATGTTGAACAATGGAATAATGCTATTGCGTATTTAACTACAAATAGTCCAGCTAGTTAACCACAAATGAGTTTTGTGTACAGGGACTATGCAGGACCTAGAGTAGTTGCTAATAATGTTGCTATACTGAAGAAGTCCTTGTTTAGTAAGTTGTGCTCCCAAACAAGTGTTGATGGAGTACAAGTATTTGACAAGATAATCTTTTACAATGGTGATAATAGTGTTGTAAGTAAGGATAGTACGTTTATACGCTTGTTACAGTTACTTGGTATGAAGAGAAAGGAATTAGTTGACATTGATCATATATGGGATTTAGCTCAGATATGGTTTTACCTTGACTCTACTAAGTATAAGTTTGATGATAGAGATAAAGCCTTTTTAACTAATAAGCTTAACTATGAATACTTAGATCAGATGACAACATTACCTGAAGTACACCCTTACTATAGGTATACAACGTATGTTACAGCAGGTGATGTAGTGGCAACACTACCAGTTGGTGGTGTATACACATTCTCTACTGGGTCCAGTGTTAGTGGCGATGGGTATTACTCCATTACACCAACAGGTGTTATTAGTATTACCGAAGCTGGTATTGAGGCTAATGTTAATATAGTTATGTATGGTGATTCACTAGGGTACCAAATGTATAGTGTGAAGAAAGTCTTATCAGATGTTACTACATATACTGATATTTATTTACAACCACAAAGAGAGTACATAGATATAAAGATAACGTTAGGTGGTGTTAATATTAATATGCCAGCTGATAGTGGTTTTACGCCTACGAGTGGTGGTGTTCCTAATATGTTTGCAGATCTACCTACTATTAGGGGTATAGTTGAATCTAATCCAGTTGGACTATTGGGTGGTATTAGCACAAGTCGTATAACAACTCCATCATTTAATAGTGTAGTTCGATATGGATCTAATAAGTTATCTAATGTAGTTGGAGTAGCATCAGTTGATCCAATATATGGTAACGCTAGTGATACTATTGCACTACTGGATAATGGTGAGTTGTTCACAGTTGAGAGTGCGTGCTTTAATGAGAAGATTGGGTATACCTCTGTGCCTTATTACGGAGGAAATGCACGAGGTACTGTAGTAAAGCAAGTGTCGTATAATATGTACTATGAGTATACAAAGAGATACAGAGTTAATCACGTGTATGCTACTGATACATCAGTGGCTATTGTCACTGCATTCAATGCATACCAATCAATTGTTGCATCAGCTTCTACTGGTAAGTTACCACTTAGTACTACTAGATGGAATGCTATAATTATGCCTCGTGTTAGGGCAGCCATTAATAACTCAGCTAATACTAACGCTATATCACAAATGATCCATAACTTGACACGTGACTCATTGCTGTTTAATGACAATGCCTTTTATAAGGGTAAGCTACGAGTTGATACCTTTAATGCTATGAAAGCATCAGAGTTTAATGTTATCTTCTCATCATGCTTTGCTCTTGATTATAAACGGGAGAAAAAGAATGATGGAGGTATGTGGGGTAAAATAATTGCTATTGTTATTATTATTGTAGCTATAGTGATTGTAGTGGCATTTTCAATGATTGGTATGCCGGCCATTGGACTTACAATTGCTAGTTTATTCCTAACAGTAGCAGGTGCAGTGTATGCTAAGAACTTTCCAGGTGCAACTGGCGCCATAAAGATGATAGGTACTTGTGCTCAATGGACTGGATATGCAGCTATGGCATTTGGTATTGCTAACATTGCACAAGGACTAATAGAGCAACTCTCGACTAAAGTAGCTATAGATGCCGCTGTAGAAGCTGGCCGGATGACACTTGTTGAAGCAGCCATGGTAATGCCCCACATATACTTTGAAGTAGCAGTCTTAAGCTTACAGTTAGTTGCTACAACAGCTGGTGTATTAGTTATGGCTGGTGTCGGGGATGATAAGTTTAAAAAAGATATGATGCTAGTAGGTGGTGTTGCTGCACTACTTGCTGGTGGTGCTATGTTTTATAGTACAATAGGTACTACATCAGATTCAGTCATGAAAGATGTTGCAGGGTATCTTTCATTAGCTAATGACGGGTTAAAGGTCTACTCTGCAATCAATTTGTATACTACGGACTATGAGCAGTTAGCGACTGAAGAGCAAGCAACTAAGGAAGATGGTGTAGAGGCTCTATTTGATCTAAGAGAGTTATCTATGGAGAATGATGCTCTACTTCATATGCATAACCTAAAAGAAAGTTCTTTTGGTGGAAATAAGACAGAATACCTAATAAGTCAGACTATGGCGTAGTGTTAACTATGCTATACTTCGTAAATTTAAGAATAAAAGGAATTATTAATGGGTGAAATTGAAAATAATGCAGGACAAGCATCAAGCTCTTCATGGTTTGATTCATGGTTTGGTGATAGTGATAAGCTAGGTGCAAATGGACTTACACAGACTACTACTGACTATAGTAAGTCTATTCTCGCTTTACAAGAGAAACACCCTGGAGCTAGTCAAACTGAGCTGGCAGCAATGCTAGAAGCATCTAAACCAAAGGACACCTTCCTGGGTATGGGTAAAGGTACGCTGGAAGGAGTAACTGGTTTCGCTTCAACTTTAGCCACAGGGTTCGATATATATGATAAACTATGGGGCGATACGGCTAGTCTAAATAAGCAACGTAAAGATATATACAACCAACAAATTGCCTCTAATAATGCTGCTGCAAAGGCAAAGGCAAACTTTGTGACTAACATTAATGCATCTGGCTTGGGTAAGTTATAGTCTGAGTTATAAATACATATAAAATAAGGATGGTGTCATACTATGGCAAGATTTACAGAAGACTTTTCATTTAATGGTGGAACTATTGGGCCTAGTATGACTGATATCATTAGTAAAGGTATTGGTGGTATATTAGAAAGACGTGCCGCACAGATTGGTGAGGATGAGAGAAGAGCTCACGTAGAAGCGTTAGCTCGCGGAGAATTGGCCTATGCACATGAAAGAGACGCTAATGGCGATGTGTTAGCTGCTAAGGCTGTTCAATATAAAGCAGAGCAAGATGCACTTAATAGACAAGAAGACGCTAACGCTTTGGCTCTTGCAGCTAAAACAAACAAGGCTACTAACGAAGCAATACTTGCGGCTACTAACCCTGAGGAATACAAAAAAATAGTCATTGATGCACAGAAAGAGTCTGTTGATCTAGGTAGGGCATCACTTGCTGCAGATGTTGAGAGTGCAAGTAGAGATGTAGTCGAGCTAGATAAGAATGTTGCTCTGACTCAGGCATCACTTGATGAAGCTGTTAATATTGGAGCCAATCTAAATAAGGTTGCTCTAGCTAAGGCAACACTGGCTGAAGAGGTTAAGAGTGCAGGTATAGCTGCCACCAAGCTAAAGGATGCTAATACGACACTGAATGACTTTAATACAGCAGTGAAGGATAAGAAGATCTATAACCCTAAAGTGGAATCTGTCGAGTGGTTACAAAAGGCTTTAAATGACCCACTAGCAGACCATAATAAGGTTGCGACTATTAAGAATAATCTAGTAACACAAGAGCTTAATCAAGATGAGTATGATTTAAAGGTACAGATAGCTAATACACCTGATGCTGTGCCTAAGGATGTGTTTGTACATATTGATAGTGGTATTCCAATATTTGTAGATAGAGGCGAAAAGGTTCCTCCTGGTTTTGTCACACAAGCGGTCTTTACTGTTAAACATAAGAACGATAATAATAATGCTTCTGGTGATAAAAGTAAGTCAATAATTAATACAGATGGTTCTATTAATAAGGCAAACCTAGTTTCTTCTAATCCAGCATATGTTAAGACTATTAAGGAGTATTCTTCTACATTTGTAAAAACAAACGAAAGTGACTTACATAATACTTCAGACCTTGTATCAAAGTTGGATAGACTCCAAATGCTAACTGGATCGAGCAGCGAGGCTATAATGGCTCTGTTAACGCAGGTCGGTGATAATGGATGGCTATTTGGTGTTGGTACTGGGACTATTAACCAAGCAGCCTTGAAGAAAGCACTTGAAGGACAATATTCTGTTGTGCGTCATGGTAATGAGATTGTAAAGATAGAGTCATACAAAGCCTACCAGAATTTAGATACTAAGGATAAATCTGGACAACCATTTTACAACGTTGAGGCTATTGGTGACACACGTAGGTTAGTTCAAAATCCTAATTACAAAGGTGAAAACACTCAACCTGTGAATATGACCGAACTACAAGAAAGTATTGCTAACGAGGCTGATACTACGTATGGAAAATATTCACTGGACGCAAAGAGTATTGTTAATATTGGTAATAAGGAAGGCCTACGTCCAGATATTTATCTGGATACTAATGGGAATCTTACTGGTGGTATTGGACATAAACTAAATAAGTATGAAGCCAACAAGTACCCAAAAGGTACAATTATTCCAATTGCAGAAATTCAAAAGTGGTTCAAAAAAGACATATCAATTGCAACTGAAGCCGCTTTAGAACAGAGTAAAAAACTAGGTATAAATCTAGAATCACCTATAGGTGCTGCATTGATTGGGGTGAATTTTCAATTAGGTCAAAATTGGAACTCATCAAAGGCAGGAACAAGTGGGCATGTTAAGACATGGCTCGCGTTACAGAATAAAGACTATAACACTGCTGTTAAGGAGTTAAAGTCTTCTGCTTGGTATAGACAAACACCTGACCGAGTTGCTGACTTAATCCAAGCAATTAAACTACAGAAAATTTCTGATGCTAGAGATGCACAGCGCAAACTAGCCAAAAGCCAAGGCACCAATCATATTCGTGACGCCCTACTATTTATGTAAATACCGCTATAATTCCATATTAACTATTAAGGATTATAGATGGCTTATATACCAGCACCTAGTATTATTCCAACACTAGAAACACTAAAGACCTACACACCAGGTCTTGGTGTTGTCCCCACTAAACAAGACATCAAAGCTAACGCAGTAGCTGCTGCTTATGAAGAGAAGCTATCAGACCTATCCCAATACTCAGTTGCAAAAATAGTTATTGGCGAAGATGCTGATACACTTATTATTAATAATGATGTTAAGTCTACTCGTATTAGAGGTATAGACGCTATGGAAGTCGACCATGGTGATAAGTGGTTGAGTCAGCCTAGTAATCGTCGTCACGTTGATCAACAAAAGATTGTACTCGCAGGTATACTAGGTAAACCTGTTAGTCTAATCACAGATCAAGATGTATTTGATTACGGTAAACAACAACGGGATAATGTAGCCACTGCATTAGGTGGTACACCTACTAGCCAACTACCTATTCTGGCACTAGTAGAACAGACAATGAATGCTGATCTATCAGCTTCTGAACAGAAGAATTTGTATGGTAGAACCTTAGGCACTGTACGTCCATTGATTGGCCCTTATACTAATAATGCTGGTGTAGAGGTACTACCTAGTAATCAAGTCTGGGGTTCATCACATCAGTACTCTAAGGCGAGTCCTTACGACTATGATGTTATGACTACTCCTGGTGAATCTAAAATACTAGCTGGTTACTCAGACCCTAATTTAACGGATACCTCTATGGCTTACAATGAAGGGCGTAAGGGTAGTATATCTAATCTAGTAGACGGACTGCAGTATGGTGTAAGTAGAACAGCTGGTGGTATAGTTGATGCCATAGTTGATGCTGGTATTAGATTAGGTAAAGAAACAGCTAAAAGTATTAAAGGCATCACAGAGGATGAAGCAAATGAAATCCTTAATAGTAAACTTAAAAATACTATGTTTGCTAATGCTATTGATGTTAGAGGAAACTTTATAGGAGCTGATATTCTTAAGAAAGCTGAGACTTATGGCTTTGATGATAGTGTAGTTAAAAACGAGATGAATAACTTGGCCGCTGCTTGGAATACTGGGACTGTTGCTGATAAAGCAGCTGCACTTCTTAGTGTAGCATGGAATGCTGGTCCTGAATTAGTAGTGTCTAGTGCTGGAGAGTTTCTAATTGGTCCTCTTGGAAAGCTTGGTCTAGTACTTAATACAGCAAACTACTCTAATCAGATATTAGAAGATGTTAAAGGCGAAGTAACTAACGAACGACGCTTTGTAGCTATGATTGGTGGTACTGCAATGGCATTAATAAACAAAGCTGCTGTCGATGAAGCCTTTGGTAATACACAGCTAGTAAAATCTGCATTAGGGTCAGTGTTTAAAACAGAGTCTAAGACAGCTGCTGTAGCTGCTCTGCGAGGCCTTGCACGTATTGGTGTTATGGCAGGTGGTAAAGCTACTTATGAAGGTCTAGAAGAGGTTGTACAAGAATCTATTAGTAAATTTATATCGAAGTATGGTACTGAAGCACAACATGAACTGACAGATGGCACATTAGGTACTGAACTATTCCAAGCGTTTGGTGGAGGGTTTGGAGCAGGTGCTGCGATTAGTGTTGGTAAGGATATACTACCTGGAATGCCATCACTTAGTCGTGCACAGAAAGATAAAGAAGGAGTTGTACCAACATTTGTTGAGACTGCAGTAGCCGCTAATCCTAATGTACCAAAGGGTGATATTGAGACTGCATATAAGGCTATGCAAGAGGGCACCATATTACATGATGGTAACGTAGCTGTCGATGAGGGTAGTCCTACTGTTACTAGAGATGCCTACGTAGCAGTGTTGAATGCAACTACTGGTGATGAGACATCAACTATAGCTAATTCAGGCACTGTTAATCCAACAACTGGTGCTGTTGAGACAGATGCTGAGATACAGAATATTAGTAGTGCATTTGATGCTGCATATAAAGAAGTGGTAGCCAATATTACATTAGCTAAGACCGCCCTAACACCAGCTAATATAGGTAATTTTACAGAAAATATTCATGAGTATATATTTGAATTACAAGATATTAAAGATGCAATGGTTGTATATGCTGCTAAAACTGGTATACCAATTACGGAGAAGATTAAAGCTATTGACGCTAAGATAGAACGCTTAATACCTGTGGCAAAGATGAATACAGTAGATGAGTTGTCTGGTATTTTACAGGATACTACGCTTACAGTTCCATCAAAGATAGCTACTATTCTAGGAAGTTCAAATGTAACTCCTGTTCAGGTTAGTGAAGCTATTAAGTTAGCTAGTGAGCATAATACCTCTGATGCAGCTGATAAAGTAGATGATCTTGATATGACCTTGTTGTATTTACAAAAGACTGCTATGGACGCAGGTAACACTGGTGATAGAGTTAAGCGCGAGAAGTTACTAGGAGGTGGTAGTAAAGCATCTCTTGCATCATATGTAGAATTAGTACGTAAAGGTAGTAAAGATGCCCTAAAGTATATAAATACATTTGTTGGTAGTCAACGAGCTAAACTAGAAGCGTACAATACTGCTATTGCACAATGGGAAGCTGATAATAATATTGACTCAAGTTTATCGACTGATAAGAAGGCTGAGTTAATCAGCAAATTACCAGCGGAGGTAAAAAGTAATATATCTATAAAATATGGGACTACTACGTATAATGAGAAACGTGATGCTAAAAATGCAATCCTAAGTGCACTTGATCTTAGAGATACCATAGCGAAAGAGCAGAATCTACTAGAGCAATTATTAAACTTATCTAATAGTAAATTTGCTTCATCACCAAAGACTGCTGAAAAGAGACAGAAGAAAACTGATGGTAAGGTTAGCCACTTTCCAGTAGCTGGTCCTGAAATTACCAGTGAGGAAATAGACTTGGCTGAGATGGAGGCTGCACAGCCTACTATTACTGAGTATACTAAGCCTAATGAGCAAGAAGCTGAATCAACTGATAATGCTATGGATGGAAGTGATGAACTTGTTACTAAACAGAAAGCATCATCAGAGTCCACTACAGAGCCTGTAGCTGCTAAAGTAGTTTCAGATGATGAAGTTGTTGCAGAGAATGGTAAAGAGATTGTAGAGGCTGCAAAGCAGGCTGATTACGAGAAGTTAGCTGACGAGCATGCTATGGAAGATGTAGAGGAGACTACTACAGAGGTTAAGCAAGATTTAGATGCAGAAGTAATTGTTAAAGAAGCTGCTGATACTACTGGTATTAAGAAGGCTGCATTCAGTAAGACTAAGAAGCCAACTACTTATGAGTATAACACTACGGCAGCTAGTATCAATATTGCCAATGAGCTTAGAAACCCTATAGGATCAGCCGATAGTGTTTCACTTGATACTACTGAGGTTGGAAATCCATCTAAAAATGATATAATTTCAGCTACAAAGTCACTACAGACTGTGGCTCCGATTATTGCAGCTAAAATAACTAGAGCGTGTAATACTTAGTGTAATATTAAAGGATTAAAATGTCATGTGAACTAACAGAAACAATAAGAGATATAACTAGACTTAAGAAGGCAGAAGGTAACAGTGCTAATAAGGCTAATACACTCAAGTCACTGGAGAACTTACGTGATACACTCCTGGCCGCTAAGTATGCAGAGACTACGAAGAATGCTACTATAGATATTAAACTTCCGGTCAAGGAAGCTGTAGACAAGATGCTAGAAGAAGATGTAATCTATAATGAGCTTGTTCAGAACTATAAAGATAGTAAGGTAGCTGTTACAGAGGCCTTTAGTAAGTTCAATAGTAATAAAACTATGTCTAAAGATAGCACAGTAAAAGGTAGTAGTAAAAAAGCTGGTGATAAAAAAGATGGTACTAATACGCTAAATAAGTCTGAGAAGGCTCTTGTCACACTGAATGAATACATTACTACAGTACAGGAAAAGTTAGAGTATACAGCAACTGCAGCGGATAAAGCTTCTAGCAAAGCAGCTAGAGACTACTGGAGTGATAGTAACGATATAATAGCTGCTGAGATGAGTGAACTACAAAATACAGTTAAATCCTTAAAGGCCTTAATAAAGTATTCTAAGAGTAATATCACACGTGGAAATACATTGTTTGAGGCTGCTCAAAAAGCTATAGAAGTAAGTATAGCAGCTAAAGAAGCCATTACTGAGTATAGAAATGTGTTTACAACTGGTGGTAATATTCTTCTATGGGTTAAGAATAATAGTCGTAAGACTAAGCATGCTACGGATGTTGATGCTATTACAATTGCTGATTACTTCACAGCTAAAAGTACATCTATAGATTTACTAAATGTAGGCAAGAGAATTAAGACGGCATTGTCAATTACTACAGGAGATAGATCTACTAAGAATCATAATATAGCTAAGGCTAGGGATATGATTAAAGTAGTATTAGCTGGTGTTCTTAAATTTACTAAGTCAATAGATGTAGGAACATCAAAGTTACATATAGGTGACTATATCTCAACTGATGCTAAAGTAAAGGGATTCCAAAATGTTGGTAGGCTACTGTACACACTGGTACCATATAATCCAGAAACTAAACTACCTGACCATAATGTTGTTAATCAAGAGGTAGCTAAAGCTATAGCAATATGTTCCTTAGATTGGGCAGCTAACATAGGTGGTAGGAATAGAGCATTCAATAGATCTGATGATGATGCAAAAAGAATGCTAAATAAAAATACTAATGATGTGCTATCAGCAGAAGAGCGTGATATTATTAATAGGTTTGATGGGTTACAGGACTCTAGTGCAATAATACTTGGTAAGATGATATTTGATATGTTAGGTTTAAAAACAAAGCCTTCAACAGATGGTATAAATAATGAAAGAATTGAGGCTAAACTACAACTGGAGCTAGGACTAATAGCACTTAAGTCATTAGAGTATTCTGGTATATTAAAGCTCCACACCTCAAAAGATAGATTGCCTAAACAAGATATGGATGATGTTGTAATAGAGGCATTAGCTAATAAAGAATTCGTTGAAGGGTATGCAACTCCATATGAGTCACTGTATGGTGAATCAACTACAGGTAAGAATAATTTAGTATCTACATTTAGCTTTACAGCACCAAATGGTGCCTCATTATACGAGAGATTTGATAAAGATGCTACTAATGGTAATCAAATAGTAACTGGTGGTACAGAGACTGCTATAGTAGACCTTTATGATGTACTCGGTTATACACCACAGTTAACTGGACCATACTTTACAGAAGGTACAAATAAGACTAATAGAGATGATATTGTTAATCAAGGCATCAGTCGTAAAGTAGGAGAGACTCCAGAAGTACAAAAGGATGCTATTGAGAATTCGGAAGATACTCCAAGAACATTTGATGAAAACTTTCTTGAGTTAATTGATGTAATAATTGACGAGATATCTATTGATGGGTTATATAGAGAGTTAGGATGGAAGGATGTTGATACTGCGTATATTGATGATAGAACAGCTGTAAGAGGTAAGAACTTAGCCATAGAAAGATCTATGAAGTATTTGCAAGAGACTCGTAAGACTCTAAATGAGCTTGGTAAGTCTAAGATGTGGTTTAAATGGTATGTTGTGACTAATGGACGATTTGGTATTAAGTCTAATACATTTAATGTACAAGATCAAAAGCTCCATAGAAACTCAGTAAATACTGAAATGATTGCTGTTACTAAGGGCTCTGTAGAAGAAGATTTACTAATACTTGCTATGGCACAAGGGTTTCATATTTCAGTAGATAAGCAAACATTTGTGCAGTCTAAGAAGGAGTTCGTTAAGTTATCAAAAGAGATAGATAAGATACTTGGAGCTAGTGTTGAGGACTTCACTTCAGAAGCTGTTACTAAGGCGTTCCGGTTTGTAAACTCTAAAACATCTGAGCCTGAGCATGCACTACGAGCTCTATCAGAGTATATCCAGTATAGAGCTTGGAATGAGAATGGAGCTACAGAACCGTTAATAACTGGTATTACATTAGAGACGGATGCTGTTACATCTGGGTATATTTTAAAGTTATTACAGATGCCTATTTTCAAGACAGATGGCATACTTAATATGGAGAAAGTAATAGCTCATTTAGCTAAGGGTGGTGTTTTTAAGCATGAAGTAGATGCTGATGGTAATACGATAAATCAGTCTTATGAAGAATGGAAGATGGAGCCTACAAATAAGGACTCATATGAGACTGTAGCCAGTGCATTTGGTAAGCAGTTGCATGAGGCAACACAATCTGAGAACCTATCGTATAGAATTGGTAAACCAAATGTTAAGTTTACAAGCTTATCTACTAAAGAGAAAGATAATCTTAATAAAATAGCTATAGAAGAGCAAATTAAAGTTGTAGCAATTATGGCTGTATTAGGCGAAACAAAAGTAAAAGATTCAATTATACAAATATCAAGATCCTTCATGAAGAACCCTTTCATGGTATTTAACTACGGTTCAGCTATTAACTCAATAGTTAAGTCACTGTCAAATACTGCAGTTGAGAACCTTAATGGCCTTATGACTAAAGCGGCTAATAGAGATTACCCGTCTAAAGCATCTGATGGTGGTGAAGTTACTACTACTGAAGCAAAGAACAAGGCTATAGCTGAGGCTGATGCAGCAATGACTATATTAGTTGATGCAATATTAGCATCAGCATTTGGACGAAATAATGATACGCGAGCTGCCTCTACTGAGCGTACAATACAGTTTGTCAAACAGTTGGATGCTGCATATAAAGAAGATCCAATGTCATTACTGGAGTTTAAGATACCAAAAGACATTCGTAAGCTAGTATTTGAAGCGACTCAACGTACTATTAAGGAGCCATTAACAGCTACATTTAAGTCTGAGTATGGAGAGTTTCTAGAGGCTGGTAAGACAATTAACTCTGCTATGGTTATGTTGATGAGAGCAGCTACACCTAAGATAGAGGCTGCCATTGATGCACAGATTAATAATATTCATACACAGGCTATAAAAGATGGCACAGTATCACCTAAGTCAAAACCTAGACCTCTAACTAATCGTGAGATAGATGAGATAATATTAGACTTAAGGGACACACTACCAGTGCTGAACATGCCATTAGGTGATGGTGATAAAAGTAAGATACTACTAGCTGCTGAAGATGCAGGGGAGTATAATATTAATACAGTATTGAATGTTGATACTACATCTGGTTTTACGTTTGAAGATACGCCTGCACTACGAGGAACTAGTAGGTTGTACAAGTTGGTTGAGAAATACACTAGTGGAGCCGTAATTCCAATTCACTTTATGGATGGATCTATTCAATCACGTGTATTGAGTGTGTTTAAAGCACTAGGAGTACATGATGCTAACTTATTCACATTGAAGGATGCAGTACCAGGTACTAAGGCCTATAACAAAGCTGTTATAGAATTGGCTAAATCTTACTCTCTTACTACTGAAGTATTGAATAGTGTGACTACATCACTGAATACATTGAGTACACCTGAGTTAGAGGCTCTGGACGATAATTACTTAAATGAGTTTGTTAAGAAAAAAATTACGAGTATTGTACATGCAGTTGCTAAAACTAATGCTGTTAATAGTACTAAGTTGCGTACTATTTTAGTAGATAGTATCCCTAAAATAATTATGACAATTAAAAATCAAGCTCCATTAATGCCAATTGTTACTGCTAATGAGGAGTTATATAGAGAGGCTGTAGCCGACGTATTACTACAAGTAGTGTATGAACTTCAAAGTGCACCTACTGTAAATGATATGTTTATAGCTGTTGTTGAGTTACAAAAAAGTAGTGAGGAAGGACGTGATGCATTATTTAATGGAGATGCACTCTATGTAGAACATGCTGCCTTAGAAGGCGCTGCTTATGTAGCAGAAAAGACAACATATACTAAACAGATTCCCATTGACAAATCTCCTACTCTAGCTTCATACCTAGGTACTTTTAAGGGGATTGTTTCAGAATGGTATTTAGCACATAGTGCTGATGAGCTTGGACGAACTATAAGTACTGTGGTTACACCACTGAAGCCAGCTGTAAAAACTAACACTACACAGGGTAGTATAAACATATACTCAACAGATAAGAATGGGTATGAAGGTTTAAGTAATTTAGTCGCTGGTCCAGTTGAGAGACTTGGTATAGTATATAAAACAGTTGAAGCTGCTTTCCAAGCAACTAAGGCTAAGTATCTCGGTGATGTAGCTGCTGCTGCTAGAATTATTGATGCTAGTACAGGTGCACAAGCTAAACAACTAGGTGATCCAAGCGGAATTATAAAGGTAGGTAGTAATACAAAGACGTTAAAAGATTGGGACAACGTGGCAACAAAAACAATGAAACTTATACTGAGTCATTACTATAATAATGATAATAAAGCTGCAGAATTATTGTTGTCAACAGGTAATTCTACCCTTACACATACACAAGATAAAGGTAAATGGGCTACCATATTTCCACAATTACTTATGGAGATTCGTAGTGAGTTACAAAACGATACTACCAAAAACAAACCTGTAGTAGACTACGTAGCTAAAGTAAGAGAAGTAAATAAAGGAACTACTGCTGACAAACATACAGAAAAAGAAGTGGCTAAGGCTAGTATGGCAAACAAGTACATAGGGTTTGGGAGTGCTAACAGCTCTACACATAGGTATGCAGGAGTATATGGAAATAACGCTAATAGGACAGACTATGTAGCTAATGATATTGTATGGGTATCAAGTAATGGAAGAAGAACTGGCAGGGTTAATCCGGTTCAATCTGGTAAACTAGTTAATGGGTATCAGATTCTTGATAATGCTATAGAAGCAGGTGCAACAATTGTAATGGATACTGAAGCACATTTAGCTAATAGTAGTACATACAACATAGGTGAGACGGCTTTAGCTGATTATATGGTTACTAAAGGGTATAGTAGGGTAACAGAGAATAAGGCTGGAGTATGGAGACCTAATAAAGATGCAGAATTATTGTTGTCAACAGGTAATGCTACAATTACACATACAAATGAGACTCCTATTCCTACAAGTAAGTACAGCGTACCTGAGAACATAACAGAGTTAAAGCCTAACGAGGTATTCGTATTTGGGTCTAACCAGCAAGGTCGCCACGGTAAGGGTGCCGCACTTACCGCTAAGCAGAAGTTTGGAGCTGAGCAAGGTAAAGGTGAGGGAGAGTTTGGTAATACGTATGCATTACCAACTAAATCTACACCAGATGTGACATTAACTATAGAGGAAGTTACTACAGGTGTAAACAAGTTTCTTGCACATGCTGCTAAGAATCTTGATAAGATGTACTTAGTTACTGCGATAGGTACTGGGTTAGCTGGTATGATGGCCGAGGATATTGCACCACTGTTTAAAGAGGCTGGTGACAATGTTAAGCTTCCTAAGGCCTGGGAAAATATTTCAATGGCTACTCCTACTGCAGGTACTCCTAATGACATAGCACCAATCCCATTCAAATTGAAGATAGCTGGTGATGAGATTAATCTAATGAGCGTAATAGGATTTCAAGACGGTAGATTGGCACAAGCAGATGCTAATGATATAATCTATATAAAGAAAGGGCTAACTGTAGAAGAAGTCCTTGAGTATCTTACAGGCGGAGACAGTAAGACTGCCATACAAAAGAAAGTAATTACAGAATATATGAAGGTACAAGGTATTGATCTAATAGCTACTATAGAGCGTATGACAGATGCCCAAGTGAAGAAGTTCATAGCAGCACATGAATATGTACATATACTGCAAAAAAGAGCTAATGGTGGTAACCTAAAAGATGCCTACTATGCTGATAATAAGCAAACACTGGCTGGAGATATGGCCGATACAGCTAATAGATTCTTGAGCGATAGTGCTATAAAGTTTGAAGCAGACGCTAATACCAGAGGACTAGAGCTTATAGGAATAGTTCCTATAAGAATAGAAGATGATATATCTCCATTGGATGTAGATAAGATGGCAGTAACGGACATAATTACTAATGAGTTACAGGGATCAACGCTTTATGCTGATGTAGTTAAAATCCTTGAGAGTGTAGTGGTCAATAAAATTAAATATGGCTTACGTACAATGCATTCTGATAGTAAGTATGGAAATCCATTTGTCACTGAGAAAGCTTATGAAATCAACAGTAAAGGGTATACCTACATAGGTGGAAACGAACAAGTGAGTGTTGCTTACTATAATTGGCTTAAGGATAATACTCTACCTGCACAGGCTGAGAAGTATAGACCACTCCTTGATAAAGCAAGAGTTGAAATTCTTAACAATTTAGAAGCCGTGCGTTCCGCCGCTAAGGAAGGAGGTATAGGATTCCACTACACTGGTACAGCCAAAACTGGAGTTAGTCACGTTAGTGCATTGATAGCTATAGCTAATGATGGTAAGGTAGATACTGATGGTAATGGGGTATTGGTGCAAGTACAAAAAGACTCTAATCCTACAATAGTGCCTGGTGAGACTACTACACCTGCTAAATCTACTAAAAAAAGTGGAGATACTAAGTACGAGTTATTCCCTGGTGTTTATGCTAACGAAGGGCAAGTAGCTGCGATAGATGTATTAACTGACTTTTTAAAGGGTAATGAGACAGAGTATGTGTTAAAAGGCAGAGGTGGTACTGGTAAGACAACTATTGTTAATAAGGTATTAGAGAATGTAGGGTTATTATACTCTGAGGTATACTTTACCACTATCACTCATAAAGCTAAGCAGGTAATAGAAGCGGCTAATAAGAATAGCAGGTATGCTAAAAGTCCATATGCTGTTACCCAGTCAAGCTTATTCAAGTTTGGCAAACCATTAAAGAATAAGATACAGATAGAGTCACCTAAGGTAATTGTAGTTGATGAGGCGTCTATGGTTAACGAAAAGATTATTCAAGATATCCTAGATACTGCTAAAGACATTAATGCTAAGGTACTATTTATGGGTGACAATGTACAGTTACAGCCTGTTACAGGTAGTATCCCTGGAGCTAGTAGCCCTATATTTGATAGTGAACTACATCCTAATGTGGTAGAACTAGAGGAGCGTATGCGTCAAGGAGAAGAGTCCCCAATACTACCTATTACAGATATGCTTGCTAACTTTGTGGAGGGTAATGGTGATGTATCATTTGATGGTGTGTCTCACGTTACTCCTAAAGGCACTGTTGAGTACATGGAATCTGGAGATGTAACAACATCAGAGTTTGTTAAAGACTTTAAGAAGGCTCCTAGAGAGACTAGATATATATGGTACAACAATGATTTACACAAAAATACTACTAAATTAGTTGAGCAGATTAGAGTAGGGTTGTATGGTAAGCGCGCTGAAATGAAATATGTTAAAGGTGAGCAGATAATACTAGGTGGTAACTATGGTAATAAAGGTAAGGGGGAATTCACCGCTTTTAATAGTGAAGAATTCACAGTTAGTAATGTAACTACTGCACATAGTGCGACTGTAAAGTATACTGAGTATATTAACGGGAAGTCTTTTAATAACCAGTATACATATAATAAGCCTGTGTATCATGTAGAGGCAACTAGTAACTCAAGCGGTAAGACTATTGTACTAGTATCTCCTCAGGAATCATTCGCTACAGCGACACAAGGCTTATCCAATACTATTAAAGAAGAGTTTGCACAGATTGCATATGCGTATGTAATTAGCTCACACAAAGCTCAAGGTAGTACATATAAGACTGTGTATACGGATGTAGCTAATATCTTAAGAGCCCCTGGGCAGAATTCTATTGATCAAGTTAAGAGTTTATACGTAGCTACATCTAGACCTACTGATAAGTTAGTACTAGTTAATGCTGGGGAGTTTATTACTAAAGAGTATGTATCAGCCATTGATACAGTACAGGATTCAGCTATAATAACACCAATTAAAAATAAGACAGTGTTAGATGGTTACTCCAAGCAGGCTTCTGAGGCTGTTAATAAGATACTAGATAGTACATGTAAAGGAAATTAATGAGCTGTGATCTAAAACAAACTACTATAACCAACTTAACTAAGGTGTTTATGCGAGATTTACGAGGTAGTGGATTAAGTCATGATGAACTAAAGGCTAAAGCATCTAGTGATGCTGTCGCTATAGTAGAGGCTCGCTATGCTAATGAGGTAGAAGAATTTGCTGCTGAGGCTGATGCTAGAGCAGCACTTCCTGGAGGTGTTGTTTTAGAGCTTAATGCAGAAAAGCCTACTGTTTACAGTCCTAGATCTAAATCACAAGTAAGACTTACAGTCACAGAAGTTAATAATAATAAAGTGTACGGGACTATTGGTAAAGGTACTACTGTGTTTAGTTATACACCAGGGTTACTAACGTTAAATCAGAAAGACGCACAGACAATTATTAACAAGTATACTGTAACACCTATAGCATCTGAGGCTATTAGTAGTAATGCTACTGATATTACTCCAGCGTCACCTAGTAAGCAATCAACTGTGGCTGTTAGTAAAGAAGTACAGCTGTTAAATGAGCAGTATCTTGCAAACCCAACTTCAGAGAATAAGACTAAGCTAATGAATGCAGAGATAGCACATGGGTACCGTAATACTAAAGGTGAGCTATTAGTCAAGTTTACTGCTCAGAAAGAACTAATTAAAAGTGCTGATATAACTACTGAAGTTACCGATGAAGGTTTTAATGAGCTATATGTTGATACTGATGGAACTATTAGTAAGAGTGCTAATTTAAACAAAGCCTTTATAGCTGCTGATAAGATTAATATGGGTGAAAATTTCGATGAAAGTCATAGTGAGGATTTGACTGCTTTATTAGCTAATATAGAAGCACTTGTATATGAGATCAATGATAAAGAAGTTAAGTTAAAACCTATAACACTTAAAGATGCTACTGATCCTACAGGTAATACAGGAGCTGCTGGTTCATGGAACCCTAATACAGATGTTATTGAATTGTATACGGATACTCATGGAGCTGGTGCAGACTTTAGAAACAACTTCTCAATGACAAACCAAGAGGTTTATGCTCATGAGATGATTCATGCTGTAATGGATTTTATCTTTAATAAAGATAACGCTAAAGTTGGTAAATCAACTACTATTACTTCACTTAAAAGTAGCCTTGAGTCACTGTTTGCGAAAGCATCTAAAGAGAGTACATGGAAGACACTACTACCTGGCATTGATGATAATGTAGTATACACAGAGCAACAGAAGTTACAAGCTCAAGTTAAATGGCAGTATATATTCCGTAATCCACATGGGTATGGACTACATGAGTTTATGGCTAGTATAATGACCAACTCTATGTTTAGAGAAGGTATGAAATCTATTGGTAGTTTATCAACAGTTATTGATACTGAAGATAATTTAGCAGATCAGATTAGAGCGTGGTTTAATAAAATATTTGAGAAACTATTTGGGTATATGACTAATAAGAGAGATAATACAATCACTAAAGAAGGCACTAGACTTATAATTGATCTAATGAGAGCTAATTACAATGCAGTTGAAAGAGTTAGTATGGTGCAGGTTATCAAGTCAGTTGATAATGTGTACGATTTAGCTGTTAATAAGATGGATGTGGCTAATGAGAGTTTTAAGAAGCTTACTGACCCATTTGTAAGAGTTATTGATTCTCTTGAAGATACAATTAATGGCAAGGCTAGTAAACACTTAAGTTTAGACATGTTAAAGGAGTTTACACTTCTAAGAGATGAGCTTGTCACAAAATTAACTAAGATTAATACTAGACCAGATAACTCAGGTTCTAGCTTTGTTAATGGGTTTAGACAGGTAATTAAAATGATCTATAAGCTAGGTGTATTTATTACTGCTATGCCTGCGTTGTTTAAGATGCGAAAGCTAGTTAAAGGCTCTAAGTATGATAAGAATGTTGGTAAGTATTTTACTAAGATAATCAATGACTTTTTAACTGCTATTGGATTAGCTGAAGAAAATGGCTTTAGAGTTATGTTACGTGACTTTATTGATAGACCAGGACTATATAACTTCTTAGCAGATTCATTGTTGAGACTAACCCATGCTGTTGATGTAGTAAGAGAGACTACATTTACGGCTGTAAAGGGTGAGTTACTAGGTGGTTATGAGGGAATTCATATGGATAATGATTTGCTCAATCTACGTAACAATGAGGCCCATCTAGACGTTATTCTACGAACAGACCTACAAGTACTAGGGTTAGATGCTGAAGGGCTCCTAGAGCTCCTACGTAACCCTGATGAGGTAAAGGCTAAGATAGCTGAGTTATCAGTAGGGTTGCATAAGCAAGTTATTAAGGGTGCTAAACAGTTGGCTAAGGGGATGGTTACTGGAGTTGGTGTTACAAGTAATGCTGAGAATGTTGCTAGAAGCTTTGGATTTGAATACCAGACCGCAGTAGATCCAGATATTATTATGCAGACAGATAAGCTAATAACATATTTGGCTTTGGATATTACAGCTGTAGAATCAAAGGCACAGATGGTATCGTTCTTAGATGGTTCAGAGTATAAGAATTATTCAAATACTATTTGGCGTAAGATTGCTAAGAAGAATGGTATTAAAGCACGCAGTGCTCTTACACAGGAGCAATATACTGAAGTAGTGACTAATGGTATGAACTTATTTCTTATGCGTGCTATAGGCCTTAATGCGGCTTCTAAAGAGGAAATGGCTGCTACTCCACATTTACGTATCAAGGGATATGTAAAAGATGTGTACAGAACTAAAGATACAATTGAAATGTTACCTATGTCTAAGATAAAAGAGCATGAGGCTAACGGGTATGTATTATTAACAAAGATGCCTAATGTAGTTATTACAACTGATGAATATGGTATGTTTGTGAATAAGATGCCTGCAATTAAGAGAGCTAATGGAACACTAGGGTTACAGGACAGTAAGGCTAGAGGTTTAACGTTGAGAGATTTAATCCATAGAGAGTCTAACGATGCAGATATAATGTGGGATGATACTAAGAAAAGACGTACATTTGAAAGTATTTTACCACAGATGGTAGCTCAGTATCATAAAAATCCAGAGTCAACGCCAATGTCACCAATGTATGATGCTAATGGTAGAATTGTAGACTTTAGATATAACATGAGTATTGCTGATAAGAAGAAATACTTAGACCTAGATACACGTGGTATTGATAACATGGCTAGATCATATAGTACTATGGGCACTGCAAAGACTACAGCGGCACATAACCATGAAGTAGTTGATCTTCTAGTAGATGATTACTTAAATAATTATACTGGAAATGAAGAGTCATACGTAGTTATTAAGCCATTAACTCTTACTGCCCTTGATTATGAGTTAGAAACTTATTCTACAGAAGCTATGACAGAGGCTGAAAAGTATAGCCACTATTGGGCTAGATTACCAAAGGATACAAAGGAGTATGCAACTAAGAAGTTTGCTGGTAAGCAGTTAATACTACGTAAAGAGTTTTTGACCATAGCTTTTGGTGATGATGATTTTAGTATTACACAATTAAAGATGTTTAATAAGACTAAGCCAAAGACTAAGATACTAATTCGTCAGATTGAGAGTGGTTGGCAAGATTTAATGCAGATTGCTAAAAGTAACATTGTTATTAAGACACCTGCTGTTTTCACTGGTAATATATGGTCAAACTTAAAGATATTAGTTTACGTAGGTGTTCATCCAATTAAAGGTGCTGAACTAATGTTATTGGCTTCAAAAGAGTTAAAGAGATATGAGACTGATAATGCTGAGTTGGGTAAGTTAAAGAGAGATCGTCTTAGTGGTATAAAAGATTTAGATGTTAGAATTACTGAGATAGAAGCTAAGATGAAAGAGAATTTAGTTTACCCTTTAATTACAGCAGGATTGTATCAGTCGATAGTAGAAGATGTTACTACTAGTACTAAGTTGAATACTGTTGGGCAATACTTTGATGATAAGCTTAATAAGTATGTGACTAATGACACTGCTAACTCAGTGATACAAATGCTATTCATGACTCAGAAGACTAAGCCTTATCAACAAATGTTAAAGCTGACACAAGTATCAGACTTCTACTTTAGATTTGCTCAGTACTATGATGCAATTGATAATAAAGGCCATAGCCCTGAGAGAGCACTACGAGATGCTATTGATAACTATATTAACTATGAAGTTCCATTAGAGAAACATGTAAGATATATGGATACTATTGGTTCATGGTTCTTTATAAAATACTTTGTTAAAGTACAGCGAGTTATAAAGAAGTTTGCCACTCAACACCCACTTAAGATGGCTACTGACTTAATGTTACAGCAATTCGCATGGGGTGATACTGAGGGAGTTGAGAATAGTTTCTGGGCAACTAAGATATGGAGTAAGATTCTACCATTTAATCAGTACAGTAACCTTAAACAAGTTATTGTGCCATCTGGAGCTGATTTAGTTCTATAAGAGTAGAAATACTCATGTAGAACTAGTTATATATAATTGCTCTAGACCCGTCACTCAAGAACTCAGTAGCTCCTATTAATTCAACCATAGCCCTCGAACAGGCTACATATGCTAGTAATAACTCTTCCTGGTGCTTCTTGATCATAACTTCTTTTGCATTCTTACCGCGTGCCTTCTCAAGCTTTATACTAATCAATGCCTTTGTTACAGCTACGCTAATGTCAGGTGCTAATTCCACTGAGGAAAACTCAAGCCCTTTAGATGAGTGCCCTGTAGATAGTGTGAGGTTACATGGATACTTATTACACTCTTTTGCATAGTCTGTTAGAATATTTAGTTCTGCAGCACCATGAGTGCTAATTACATTAAGAGCACGTTTTAACTCCTCATCATCCTTACTAGCTGCAACTAGATACTTACTTACTTTAGGGTACTGTCCCTGTAGGTATGGGTTTGATTCCCAATACTTACGTAGCTTTTCAATATGCTTGTAGGCAGCATTAGTAATTGGCTTACCATTGTCAATATTTACTAGTATTAGTGGTAGTTCTAGTAATGTTTCAATAGGACGTGTGGTATGAAATGGAATAGAGTTACTCATTAATTCAAACATCTTGATAACAAGGTATGAATTGTTACGGGCAATATACGCTTTAGATGTTATTAGCATTTCATCCTTAGCATAGTCACGACCTACAAACTCAAATGAAGAGTCTAAGTTATTCTGCATAAATGTTTGTATCTTAAGTGCGATAGGTGCAGATACTCTAAATGATTGAGTTAGTTTAGTAGTGATGCCTTCACCAGCCATTGCTTTAAATCCATTTATAGTTCCATTGAAAGAATATATATTTTGAAACTGATCACCAACTACTATTTTCTTTGGTGCTTGTATAAGTTTAAATATTTCTAGTGTAACTGCATTTATATCACCACCCTCATCTAGCATTAGTATAGAGACAGTTGGAGGTGGTATTGAACCAGTTGCAAGTAACACATGATAAAACTTTAAGTAGAAGTTATGAGGACATTGTATTTCACCAGTAGACATTAAGTCAAGGTGATCACATACATTATTAGCTGCATAAGATGTTATATTGATTGATTTAAAGTACTCCAATGGGTCAGTGTAGCTGGAGTTAAGAAAGTCATTTAAGACTGTTACTATTGAAGCCTTTTCTGCATATGAAGCTCTAGGCAGTCGGACATCACGAGGATTAAACCAGCCCACCTTTAACCCATACTGCCTTACAGTGCTTGCGTATGCTAAAGAGTGAGTTGTGGTGCATTTTACACCAGTCCCTTTAAACTTAGTAGTTGCTTCTTCAGCAATAGCTTTGTTGTACGCTAGATAGAGACCATTAGTTATGTTCAAGTCTTTGGCAATTTGAATTAGGGTGTGAGTCTTACCTGAACCAGCGCAGGCTGGTACTAGTACTAATGATACATCCTCTCGAAGTAGAGTATCTATAACGTGTTGTTGTTGCTTAGTTGAAGCCATATTAATCCTTTAAGTATAATAAGACTACCCTAAGGTAGCCCTATATAATTAACATTATTTAACAGATACTAACTGTGTTTAGTAAGATTTAATCTACTAAATAACCAGTCTACGTAGTACCCTTTTAAAATCTTCTCATTAGCACGAGAGATTCTACGGTGTAGTAATTCATACTGGCGTAGGATAGCATTACGTGACGTTAGTGGTGTAGGTGTAGTAGTAGTATCAGCGATACCACCGTCCGCAATGTCGTCATCTAAAATAACGTTAGTGTTCATTTTGTTCCTTAATTGCTGGACGTTCATCCAAGATTTTTTGTAATTTTACTTCAGGACCAGTCCAGTCTATAGGCTTTAACTGTTTACCAAGTTCGTCTTTAGGTCCACCAATTTTAGCCATGTTGCAGGTAGCCACAACATCGAAGCCTCTTTCAATCTGGTCTACTGATAAACGCATCTTAGCCAGCTTACCAATGTTAAACCATACACCATCAATAGCTTTATCAAATTCAGCTACTTCAGATGGCATTTTGAGATTACGTTGCTCCATACCTTGTCTAATTTGGTTGAGAAAGCTTAATGCAACCATACGTGCTGTTGCTTTATGAGCGTTTACATCCTCTGGGTTGTTGAATACTTCCTCAAAGCCTTCTAAGGCTTCTTCGATGATGTATGCAGTCTCTAAGAAGCTATCCATACCTTTACCAAGTAGGCCAGCTTCTTCATTGAACTTGTAGATATCTGATACTATTCGCATTTTTTAGCACTTAATGTATTAAACAACGATATTACTTGTGTAAGTGTTAATAGTTCTTGTGCATCATCTAAATCAATGTCACCAGTTAGAAGTTTATCTAATGTAGTGTGTATAATAAACTCTAACTTCTCTGTTATTGTACCTTCTAGTACTAGATCTTCTGATACAGTATCTATATGATTATCACTAGCCGCATCTGTGTTTAGGCGCTCAGTGTTGAATAGTTTTGATAGCAACTCTCTAAAGGCTACGTCTGATTTTGTTTGTGTTTCTTTGAATGCCATTATAGTCATTCTCCTTATTCAAATAGTCGATCAAACCTAGCAAATATATCACTAGGTTGTTGGGAAGCAGTAGTATTACCATTAGCAGTGCTAGTGGTAGGTGACTCACCTTCCAAGATTTGTAATTTAATTGGATACCATATAAGGTATAAGCTGATTAGTGTTGAACCGGCGGTAGCACTTACTACTCCTAGTATAGTCCCACCGAAAAATATGTTTAGTATGAACAGTAGACCTAAGTCTACAACTACATCTATATAATTTCCACGGTTCCACTTTATCCGTACTATAATAAACTGAAAGAGTACGGCTAGTCCTAGAAGTACTACCATTATTCCCATTAGTCTACCTTAGCAAAGAGTTTCTCTGCATACTCAGCGAAATCAGAACGTACAACTCTGTTGAGTGGTACTACATGTCTATTTATCTTATCGCCTGTTTTAGTTGCACAATCATGTAGGATCACACTTAAGCCATTAGTAAACTTAGTCATGTTAGGATTGTCAATTTGTTTGTTTGAACCGATTAGTATAACCTTACAGTTCTTACCTATACGTGTCAATGCTTTTTGTAGTGATGGTTTTGATGCATTCTGAACTTCATCATAGATGAATATTGCATCTTTGAATGTGCGTCCACGCATACCAAGTCCAGTCATTGGTGTTATATGATAATCTTTAACCATCTTTTCAATATGTTCTGCTACCTTATCCTCAAAATCTATACCAACTACTTTACCTGCTTTAGGGTCTTTAAAGCGGGCTCTAGCAATATAGTCTAGTGAGTCATAGAGTGGATGAAAGTAAATAGCATTCTTTTCTTCTGCGGTTCCTGGTAGAAATCCGACTTCCTCAATAGCCTCTACATCGTTGATTGATGATCTGACATAGATGATTGATGTGTATGGTGTTGTTTTGTCTTTTATGAGCTGTATGGCACTTGATAAACTTACTAAAGTTTTACCTGAACCAGCCAAGGCTTCACAAACTACTAAATCAATTGAAGGATCTAGTATTACTTTTGTGAGTAGAAGTTGATCAGCACCTTGTGGATTAACATCTTGTTTTCTAAGGCGGTCTTCAGTTTCTTTACCTAGAATAGTTATAGTTTCATTGTCTATAGTAGCTAGTTTGATATGGTCACTATCTGGCGTTGTAAACTTGTAGTTATAGTGTTCAATCAAATGGGACGGGTCAATGTCAATAATGCTTTTACCATGGAGAGCACGAAATGTTGCATCATCAACTTCTAGTGTACGTGTAAATTCATAGTCTACCTTGTCTACTACTTTAAAGTCAGTAACTTTTAGACCAACAGCTAGCCCTCTGAATCTTACCATGGCGTCATTAGACATTACTATGGTTTCTCCGCCCAAAATACCACTAGTGGCAACTGCCAGTATTTTTTGATCATTTTTACTATCTGAAGATGTGTCAATGTTATAGTGTAGTAAGCTGACTACTTTAATAGCAATACCTTCTAAAGCTAATGTAGTAACTGTGCCTAATTTTGATGTTACTGTTTCCACTACAGTAGCTTTTGCTAGCAATCTGCTAATAGCTCTAGATTGAAAGGCCAGCTCATTGAGTCCACTTTTCTTCGAGTCTAACTCTTCCAGTACTGTCTCTGGCAAGACTATTGTAACATCTTCTCGCCTTCCTAGTATTAGTAAATTATTATGGTCTAATAATAATATATTTGTATCTAACAATAAGTTATACATTATACTCCTTTTAAGTATCTAAACAAAGTATATCTTCACTAAATAGTTCAGTATTTCCACTACTAAGTAATGGTGCTCCTGTGTATTTAAATTCCTTATACTTAGTTAATATTTCTTTTTCTTTAGCTCGGCACTCACTTCCGACTTCATAGTACCATACTTTTATAACTTTTAATTGGGTAAACAATCTTAAACTAAAATTAATTAAGTACGTGTCATTATTTTCCCTTTTTACTTGCAACAATAGCTTCTAAGCCTTCAATATCACCTAGTTCACGAGCTTTCCAGCGAGCTAAAAGCTCTGCTTTGCCCATCCATAGGTCTTTACCTGCTATTACTAATTCCATCTCATGTGTAGTTAAAAACCCATCATAGATTTCTGCAAATGCTTTGTTAAGTTCTGCATCAGTAAAGTCCATCTGGGCCTTCATTTCGTGCCCTTTACCTTGTGCTCCGCCACTGTAGTTGTGAATCATAAATTGAACATAATCAGCTACTTCAATTGTAGCACAACTCATAGTGATTATAGTTGCCACTGATGCCACAGTACCTGATAGTTTAGCGTTAACTGCTGCTTTAGTATTACGCAAAGCGTCTACTATCATAAATCCTGAGTCAACATATCCTCCACCATTATTAATAATTAAATTACATGTATCACCTTCGTAAGCAGTGCGTAGTGTGTGACATAGTTTATTGTATTCACTTGGAGCTTCAATTTGGTCTGTTAGATATACATCTGTATGACGACCAGTGGTAATAATAGGGACGTAATCATCCCAGACAGACATCTTTGGAGGTAATTGTGGTACTTGCATTTCAAACATATAGTTCCTTTAAAGTTGTGATGGTGTGCCATAGACTCCAGTTAGTTGTGCAATACGCTCTTGGCATACGTGTATAATTTTTTGGTAGTCTAGTTTGCGAGAGTCCCCTTCTTTTGTGCGTAGAACTCTTTTTATGATATCTGCATCCCAAGGATTTAAAGAGTATTCTCTCCAAATATCCCAAGGCTGTATTCTGTGTGTTGAGTAGTCAGATGCTCCAACGTGCATTTGTTTGTGTACTGGTATGTCATTCAATAGCTTCGCCATTAGAGTCAACCTTTCTAAATATTATACCAACTGGTTTAAGTGGGATACCATCAGCAGAGTATGTTTCAAACTCAACCTTTAACCACTTACCAATATAGCTATCAGCATTAGCTGCCATATCAAGACGTTGCTCATTAGTACCTATAAGTTTAACCTTGAATTGTTTTAGCATAGTGTTTAGACCTGCAGTAGGTTTACCAGGAATTGGTATCCAAGAGCCATCTACAGAACATCTGAAAACAGCATGGCCGTTCTTGTCTATGTCATAACCTATAACCTCAAACTCAAGATCAATAGGCATTTTGTACTTGAACACATCAAGACTTCTAGTGTTGTACTTGTATAGGCCAGTACGGTTACGTACTATTAAGCCCTCATAACCAACGGCTACAACATCATCATGTTGTTGAACTACATCGTCTTCATCTTCTGCTATACCTACATTGATAGTTACTATAGTTTTTAACTTAAGTTCTGCAACTGATGGGTATAGTATTTTACAACGCTGTTCATAAGAGCCTTCAGCTGTTGGAAAGTCAAATATATGAAATACTAGAGATGGTGTAAGTTCATTTGGTTTAAGAGTAGCAGCCATAATGTCTTGTAAGTGCTGACCATGGCAGTACATCTCACCATTGATTGAGTGGCCATCTAAATGTTTAAGAAGCTTAATGGCTTCCTCACGTTGATGGGCTGGGACAGGATACTCTTCACCACCACGAGATAGAAGTTTAAGTTCACCTTCTACTAGACGATACTCACAGTTTACACCGTTGAGTTTTACACTAGTGAAACATGGATACTTGACTTTCTTCTTGTGGTCATGAAAGTTACTTACTTTCATTGGCAGCATAGCTGTAACAGGTGCGGTAGGAGAGGTAGAATAGTTAGTTTTACACTTCTTAGTCCATACAGCATTTGCTTCAATAGTCGCTTGTTGCTGTGCTGATGTTTCGTTAGCCTTACCTATATTCTTTGGTGTGCATACAGTAGTTTTACTCTGTATCTTACCATTTAATTGCCCCCATTCTACCGTATACTTATCATCAATAATAGTGATGTCAAATATTTGAATGGCTCCACTGGTAGCAGTTTTGAATAGTCTAGTTAATATCATTGGAATCCTTTTTGCGTACTTCAATTAGAAGTATTGATTGGTATGGTATGAAGATAATAATATCAGGAAAGCCAACTTCAGTACAGGTTATACCTGCACTTTCATACTCAACGTCAATAGAACGAACTACATCAATAGGTTTATGAGAATTGAGGTGAATTATGTATGAGTTTACTATCATGTCTGTACTTTGAATGAGGCCCAATCATCTTCTGAAATGGCTTTGTTCAAAGAGCCTAGTAGGTAATTAACCCCATCGGCTTCATTAAGAGCTACTTGTAGATTACCAATATTTGTATATTTAGTAGCCCATGCACATGGGTTCATCTTTACTTCATCTACTACTAGATTTAAACCGATTGCTGTAGCTGCTTTGTATAAGTTATAACGTGCATACTCTTTAAGAATATTAGCATTTAACCCCAATAACTTAGCATCACCATCAAATAAGTAGTCAATCCAAATCATATCAGCTTCTAATGCTGTACGATACATTGCACGGATTTCTTCTTTATTTGTTTCAAATATATGTCTCCACTCATCGTCTTTCTTTAGTCTATTGATTAAGTATTGAGTCATAACTTTGTGTTCTTGTTCATCTATACTAATTTTAGATAAGGCTTTACAACTACTTTCCATCATTCCATTTTCTGCAAAAGCAAAGGTAGTAATGAATGAAGTTTGAAATAAACCAGCTTCCAAAATGTTTAAGGCATAAAGGGATAGTACTAAAGACTTTTTATGTGCTTCTAAATTGTAGTCTAATGTTGATAGTTCTCTCATGGCATTAAGCTTAACTGTATCATTGAACTTAGAGATAATCATAGTAGCACGATCTAAGATATGTGGATTGATGATGATGTCGTCAAATATCTTTGTAGCATTAACAGGTAACGCCTTGATAATCTCAGCGTACGCATTTGAGTGAATATCTTCAAAGAACCCGTGTACAGTCCACCATGACTCTAAATGTGGGTTAGTAGTTATAGGTTTGAAGACTTCTAATACAGTACGGGTTGCAATTGAATCTAGTACTGTTTGGAACTTTAAGTTCTTTAAGAAAAGTTCTTGTAGTCCCTTTGGCATAGCATCAAAATCTTTAGCATCTTGATTGTAGCTAAAGTCATTTTTAAACCACATAAGACCTAAGGCCTTATCAGTACGCTTTTGTATCCACTGCTCTATATTGAGGTCTAGACGGGCTACGTTACGACCAGAGCCAAAGAATAATGGCTCTTTAGTGAAGTCTATGTTTTCTGTTGTAAATATACTCATACCGCGCATCCTTCTCCACCGCATGATGTAGGCGTATCATCATCAGCTGATTTTGTATTGTTATAATATAATGTTTTAATACCATAATACTTAGCAAAGTATAGATCAGCGATTAGATCCTTTTGTGGGATTTTATCTTCTGGGTATAGTTCTGGATTGTAGAATGTATTAGCACTGGTTGATTGGTCGATCCACTTTTGAGTAACAGCAACTTGGCGTAAGAAGTCTTTGGTAATTGGTCTATCAAATGAACAATCGTAGTTCTGTGATAGTTTTATTGCCTCAGGAGCTACTTGCAACATTGTATTGGTCTTACTACCTTTTATGGTAAGAAGATTGCGGATTGGATCCAAGCTACTAGTTTGATTACCTACAATAGAGCTAGACTCAGATGGTGGCACCATTGAAAGTGCTGCATTGGCTAAGCCATGTGTTACTATTGATGTACGTAGAGATTCCCAATCTAGGGAAGTTGTAAACGGTACAAGTTCATCAACAGTTTTCTTATAGCGATCTATCGGTAAGATCCCTAATGAATAAGTAGTCTTGTGAAATAGTGGTATAGGACCGAACTCTTTAGCTACATTGTTAGAAGCTGTTAGTAGGCCAAATTGGAAATGTTCCATCCATGTGTCGTGTAATTTAAGAGCAGCTGGAGAGCCGTAACGTACACCATTCTTAGCTAGATAGTAGGCGTGATTACTCATACCAATACCTAAGCTAGCATATTGATCTACGAACGCGTTAGCTGCAGCTGTAGGATGATTTTGACGCGTGATAATGTTGTTCAATCCACGAACTACTACATCAGTTAAATCTGGTAAGTCTTCTAATGATACATCAGCTTGATTAATGTTTGTAAGAATACATACACCAATATCAGGTTCTAATGATAGAGTGCTTATAGGCTTAGTAGGTGATAAGAATTCTACACAGATATTACTTTGTGTAATTGGTTCTGTATATGAGCAATTGGTATTAGCTTCATCAATGTTGAGGACATAGAATACACCATTCTCAAAGCGTTCAGTTGTGAATATGTCAAGTAGATCACGTGCTGGTATCTGTGACGAGTATAGACCAGCTGCCTCTAGTTTTTCATACAAGGCAGTAAACTCAGCTACTTTGTTACTATTGAACAAAGTTATTAGTTCCTGGTGTTGACGTGGACTAAATAGGGAAATTAACGTACCAGCTTTAGCTCTGTCATAGACAAGTTGATTGAATTTAATCCCATGTTTTAGATCATTTATTCTTTTTACAACTTCAGTACGAGGTGACTTAATTGCTAGAATAGTTTCAATCTCAGGATCAAAGAAGTTTATATACGTAACTGCTTGACCGCGTCTCCCCATTTGAGTGGATGTTTGTATATCAGCATCAATAGCACGCATCAGTGGTATTTTACCTGAATGACGTATGGCACCACCTTTTACAGGATCGTTGATAGAGGCAACACTTGATATGTCAATTCCAATTCCAGCTCCAGCAACTGTATGCTTTATAATAGCAGATTTACCTGCTGTCCAAGAATCAATTGAGTCACCTATGTTTATAGTTATGCAGGAGGCGTAGTCACAACTAGGAGTTCGTAGGGCTTTCATCATTGGAGTTGGTAGACTTATTTTAAATGTTGACAGAGCGTTATACACTTTTGTAATGTAGATATTACGGTTTTTGTAGTCTCTAAACATATCCATAGCAATAGCCATAAACATGTGTTGTGGTGATTCTATACACCGTCCATTATCAAATATAGCATATTTGTCTAGGAGTTGATCTAATCCAGCATGTGAAAATAGTAAGTCACGTGAGTGGTCTATAATAGTTTCAAAATAGATAAACTCTTCTTCTGAGAAGTCTTGGTAGAGCTCTTTTCTGTATAGACCACTTAAGCAGTTAATTTTAACAGCATCTCTGAATACAATCGGATCTACAGCATTGAATGCGTTAGAGTACACTTCTTGTAACAGTAGATTTGCTGCAACATAGGAATAGTTAGGAGAACGTAAAGTTATCATGTCCTTTGCTGTTTTTATCATAACCTTGTGGATTATACTTGTAGGTATGCCATCGTAGAAATGCAATTTAGCAGCTAATGCTATTTCTGATACAGAAACTCCTGATAGGCCTTCTACAGCCCATTCTAGTGAGTTATGCACTTTATCTATATCTAGGGGCTCTAGTACACCATTTCGTTTTGTTACATGTATCATATAGTTCCTTTAGTATTAACTAAGCTTTATCAGCTTCAACTAGTTCAGTACGCACTGCTGTGACACACTTTTTAATATCCCCTAGAAGTTTACGGATACGTCCACTTTCAGCCTTAGTAGGTTTGTTGTAGTATGCTTCCATACGGTTTGATACATCGTTGATTAGAGCTCTCATGTGTGTAAATTCGTTCATATATGAATCCTTATTTTGTGTGTTGTGTATTGTAGTGAAAATAAAGAGCGTACATCAGTAGTGTATTACTTCTGAGTAGAGGCCCGATGTGTAATGTAGTATAAGGCTATTTACCGTGATGTACTACAATGGCAGGCTTATCCATTAGAGTCTCACTCTCCATGGAATAAGCCATGATATCCTAGTTTGCTGGTGATAAGTGTCACTGTTACTCTCAGTCTCCAGCCACCTGTAGTATTATAGTCTTAGCATGACTTTACTGTAGCAACCCATCAAACTACAGTCTATATTTATATATTGGATACCAACTCTTTTAAGGTCATACATGGCTTGGACCACTAGTCTTATATACTTGTCAGTTACATCTGGATCTGTCTTCATTAGATCTGTTACTATTGTTTGTAGCATTAGTATTGCTTAATGCTATCTAAGTAATATGTTTTAACAATGTTTGTCACATACTTTTTTAACTTATCAAACTCTACATTAGCTGCACTAATAGTATGGATTTCTTCTTTGACTACGTCATTGAGTACCCACCTTATTACTTCACCTATATGCTTTACTTCAGTAGCGTTAGTCTCACTAATAGCTTGATTAAGTCTCCACTCAGGTGTTATTTGAGAAGCTATTAAGTCAAGCTTAATCATTTCTTCTGAGGATAAAGGATCTTGTGTTTGAGGTGTTTTAGGCTTGCCACCATGGAGTAGGCCCTTAGCTTTTAGACGATAAGTTGGATGATCACCGTGTGAAAGGCAGTATAAGTATACACCTTCACCTACATTATCTGGTTTGTTATGGTAGGTGGCGATAGGAGATGCTGCCTCTACTGTAGCTACTAACTCTTCAAGTTTAGTTACACATTGATCAGGATTGTTAAAGTCTAATACAATTGTGTAGTTTCTAAACGTAGTCATGTTATAGATTGACACAAGTTTATCCTGTAAACTCATAGTTGATACAAGGCGAAATGAGTCGTCACTGTTATCAACGACACGTGCATACTTAAATATATATGCACCCTTTGGTGTACCTGAACAAGCAGCATTACCTTTTTGAATATTTTCCCCAGCCCACTCACAGTCAATGACTAATGTATGGGTCTGCAAATTCAGTGTGTGTAAGTTTACAAGTGCTGTTATGATGTGAATCCAGCTGCTTTCTGTTTTAGAGACAAAAGCTGCCATACCGTTTTGATCACCTAATATAGTTCGGATGTGATTACGTCCTTGTACCCATAACTCACCGTTAGTGTAACATACAGCCATATTCTCACCATGGAGCTTCTCAGTTCCAGTGAATGTAAGAATAGGTAGTGTTACCTGGTATTCATTTAGTAAGATAATCTGCTCTTCTGTTGGAGGTAGTCCTAGCTCTGGATTATAACCAGCATATGCGTGTCTACCATGTTTGTCAGTATTACGTAGTACTTCACCATATAAATTAGAAAATGATTTAGTTTCTCCAAAATGGAGATGTCTACGCAAGCTCATTACTTAGCGCCTGGAAAGCCCGTTGCTTTCTTAGCTCCTGGGAAGCCTGCAGCTTTTATTGGTGCAGAACCTTTTGTAGCTGAATCAGATTGTTGTTTCTTTTTCCAAGCAGCTACTGATTCTGCAGTTAAGCCATCCTCATAACGTACTTCTGTTGCAACTGCAGTATCTTTTTCAAGACGAGTACCAATATCTTTGTTTGTAATCATCTCAGAACCTGATGCACCATCAGACTGACGGTAGAAGCGACGAACTGATGTATCTTCTTGAATATCACCCTTATACATTCTGTAGCCAAATTGTATCCATACTTTAACAGGTACATTAGTTAATTCAGGAATACAGTTTAACTCTTTTGCACCCTTTTTAAATGTGACTGTTGTAGGTTCTGGGTCTGATAACTCATCTTCACCAACTACGGTTGCTAGAGCTTCTAAGATCTTATACCCAAATGTTGGTTGACCATTAGTTCCTAGGATATTGTTATTGTAAGCCATTAACTTGTCAAAGAAGTAGTTTACACTTACTGCTCCGTTAGTTGTGTTTACCACTTCTACATGCTTAAGTGTTACATCGTAAATACCTGATTTAGTAATGTATCCGCTTTCACCTTCTTGTTGTACGTCGTCTTTGTTAATTATCATAAATGCCATTGTTTTTCCTTGTTATTTAATGTTATAGTAGAAAGCTTGTAGCTTCTACTTTTGAGGCTGTCAACTTTGCAATATGCTCGTTGATATCATAGTGTGTACTATCTACAGAGTCTTCAAGACCAAGTAGTGTTGTTCGGCATGGAAATTTCATCGACTTCTGGTGTACTACATATGATGATGATTTCTTTTCAATAAACACAGCATCATTAGTGATACTTAACCACGACCCTGATTTACCAAATTGCCCTGTTGCTGGGATTATGTGTCTAGCTGTGTCAGCATCAAATACTGTATGGGCTACAATTACAACGTTAATACCATTAGCAATTAGTACATCTTCCACATAGGCATTAAGATTTAAGGTATCTCTGTTGTTATTTTTGTGAACATCAAACCCCTTATAGTTATTATCATTAAAAGCACTCATTGCAGTGTAGAACTGTGTAACTGTGTCAATTACTACTGTTGCTGGCAGTTTCTTAAACTTATCTTGGTATACACCGAGTTTCTCGTTTATCTGACTAATTAGTGCATCTATACCATGAAATTCAGTTACATTAATGTGTGGTACTGCAAAACCATATTCCTTTCTATCCATATTTATTACTAGAGCATCTGTTATCGTAGATACTAAAGTAGATTTACCTGTATTTTCAAATCCTGAAACTAATAATTTTATAGCCATTGATTCTCCTTATTGTGGTAACTAGCCACGTAATTGATTTGATAGTTTAGTGACATTCTCTGGTCATTGTCATGCTAACTGAACATACAGTTTCGTGTAATATCTATATAGCCATTAGTAGGCTTAACAAGTACTACTTCTAGTGTATGTCCACACCAGGTTGAACGCCTAGAATCGTTTGTATGATAATCACCACCACCTGCTGAGGATGTTTCAGAGTTACATAATAATGGAATTGGATGGATTAGCCATTCATTATAGCTTTGACTTAATGCCATTATTACTTTTAAAGTATTCATGTCTATGAATGTCTTATTTGTGTGGTTAAGTATGTAATAGCCTGCATTTAGTTTGTTAAGAGCTAGCTTCTTAGACACAGCTAATTCTATATCTACTGAAGCTGTATCCCAGCTTAGGCTGGTCACACCTTCATCAGCTTTGTGGTAATCACATAACCATGTGACTTTTGCAGGCTTATTACGGAGTAGTGCCATAATGCTAGTGCAGTAGGTATTCTCCATGAAGCTGTGCTCCATTAACTTAGCACCATTACCAGTAGAGTGTACATCATACATTCTAGGTTTGTCAGTGGTTAAAACTGCTTGATAATACGCACCCATTATTCTGGTCTTGGTACATCGTTTTTCTTCATTCTATAATCACACATAAGTAGATACTGTATGTCTTCGTAGTCATTAAAGCACTGAACGGAGTCTGCTATTAAGTTTAAGATGCCATGAATAAATTCATAAGCATTATCATCAAATGGTAATAAGAATCTTTCAGTTCTTACACCAATAGTCTTAGTTGGCTGTACTGCGTAGCATAGTTCAACTTGAGATATCTTAATACCTTTTTGATGTAGAATATAAGCGTAGGTGTATGCCTGTAATTTGTAAGCATAGGAGAAGTTTGTTGGCTTAGTACTTGCAGTCTTGTAATCACGTACAGTAAGACACCCAATAGAATTCTCCAGGGTGTCGTTAGGTGCTGTTGATGTTATTGCATCATATGTTCCACCAACGAAGATACCTGGTCTGAGTTCATGCAATATAAAGTTCTCAGTAGCTACTGTATGTGCTGGTAACACGTAGTCTTTTATGAGTGCTTCTGCCATTGGCTTCCACAATGAGTGGATCTTACTAATATCATATTCCTCATTGTTACTGTGTGAGTCGATATACAGCTCCACTGCTTCTTGCAATGCATCACTATCGTGCTTAGTGCCACTCATCTTAGCATTAGCTATTATTTCAGCACAATGGTGTACAACGGTTCCTAGTACAGTACTGGTAGTACCAGTGAACTTTTTAGGTCTTCCTAGTAAATTTTCATAATACCAGTTAGTCTTATCTGAAAAGAACTTCTCCACACTTGATGGTGATATCTTGAAATCTCCTGGTCTTAATAAGTCCATACCTGTATAGTAGTTTCCTACTGTGTAGTCTACTTCTTTCATTGTGTCTCCTCTTGGTTGATATTAAATATACTAGTTAACGTATCTTCAATTATGGTTAGTATATAGTAATAGTATAGCCCAATATGTGAAAGTATGTTATCCATTTTTAATCTCTCTTATATAAATTTCAACCCTAGGGTTGTCTTTGTCTTGTGTGCCTACATAGAACGCTTCTTTAATACAGTACAGGACATTATCATTTTTAACAGTTCCTGCCTTCTGAGCAGCATCTAAGAAGTACTTAGACATTAGTGCTCCTACATTTAGTAGGTCACTTACCTTGCTCTTGTAGTAGTAGACGTATGCAACTTCGTACTTGCCTTTAAGTGTAAATCCAGATGCTATGAGCTTTGGTACAATTAAGTCACTGTATCTCTGCTTAACATCATTCTGAATATAGTAATGAGCAGTACGCAACCAATTCATACCAACAAGGAATGTCTTAGGTTTCTTAGACTTGAAAGTTTGAGTGTAGTAACATGGAACACTGATGTGCAAATGTACTATATCTCGTCCAGGAGCCTTAGCAATGTCATACACTTGTAAGGTATCGTCTAAAGTCTCTTCGATGCTTGTACCAGTCTTAACGGCTATCTTAGAGTCCATCAGTGTAGTACATATGCCACTGGCGTATTAGTGTAACACATAGTACAAGATTCACATGACTTCTGCCCAGAATGAGCTGTTACTGGGCATATGTAGATACCACGTTTAGTGGCTTCTGGTATATCAGTTATGTTAATTACGTAGGAGTTTACTCCAGGCCGTTCCAGCTTTGATAAGCCTATGTTGTCTGCTGAGTATCTAACAGCTACATTAGGTAGCTCTTTAATGCGCTGTATGATAGAATGTATAGCAGGTATCTTAAAAGATCGCGTTGGTAACCAATGAGTCACGTTTGGTGTAAAGCTAATTACTTGTAATACTTTAGTGGCTAACTCAGGAGTTTCTAGATCGCCAGAGTCAAACCAACGAAAGTAGTCAAACTTACTTATTTTAGCAACCATACGGTCGGTCCAATCGGCTTTATGGTAATCTTCGTGATTAGTCTGCCTTGCAGCTTTAACCACAGGAAATCTATACATTCCTTTAGTAGCGTAGCAGTTTTGACATACTTCTACTACAGTTCCATCAGAGGTTTTACTTCCAGGGCAAGATTTTCGTGCTTCTAAACTCCAACATCCTACACGTTTTCCTATAATCTTCATCTTTGATGGCTTACTTATTTTTATCACTTAATACCCTTAATGTATAAATACCTTTCATTAGTTTATCTCTAGTGGTACCAAGGTTTTCACGTAAAAATATATTACGGTACTTACCTGTAGTAGCACTGTAGTTCCATGCTTTGTGTAATACGATACCAGTAGGTGTCTTGGATACTATTGGTGTATCATAACTAAATAGTGTAGATGTTTCACCATCGTGAACAATAATTTGGTTTACTTTTAATGTCTCAATTTTTACCATAATGTTTATCCTCCGTTTTATCCCAGTAGGCCAAACAGACGCTATCAGTTTCCATATAGCCTTGTGTGCTAAAGAAGAACATACGAATCTCTTCTAGCTCTTCTTGTGTTAAGTCTTCTAACTTCTTCTTAATGTTATACATTATTATCCTTTAAATTCATCTACTAGATACTTCACTAAACGATCTACGTCGTTAATAGTAAAGCACCCATACATGTATTGTTTGTTGCTGAGAATACTTTGAAAGGTTACTTCTCTCAGCTATAAGTTTAACCAGGTAGTTTCTTTCTGCTTTACGTAACTAACAAATGATGGTGTAACAGTTTATATTTAGGGTCAATCATGATACAATGGACGACCACATAGAGCCCTACTAATAGAACTCTAGTGATTGTCTATATGGCAGTTAGTACTGTAGACTGTAATCTGCTAAGTGGCATACTATGATCCCAGAAGTTATTTATACTATAAACTAGGTCTGTAATATAGTCCTTAGAAGCACCTAATTCCTTTGCTAAAGAGATAGCACCTAAGAGTCGGTTAGTACCAACTCCAGGAGGTGACTCATATGCAAAGTTAAATGTTTGCATTGGAGATGCTAATTGAGATACAGCACTACCAGAGGAGATAATTGCTTGTCGCTTATCTTCGATAGCTGCAGCCTGCATTTGAGCAATTTTAAGGTACATAGAAGGGTCTAATGGCATCTTGTCTATAGTAGAATATACATTTCTGTTTGCGTAGCTGTAGTACACCTGTGAGCGTCCTAGCGAGTCTACTTTAAGTCCAAATTGATTTCCTATAGCACGTATAAATGGCTTCCATAATTCTTCAGATACCTGTACTGAACGTGACAGTTCTATGAAGATTCTGTACTTATACGCATTATCAGGATTGGAAGTTCTAGCAATGTGATGGTTTGTTGTATGAAGCACTTTATGCATTTCCTGATCAGTTAATGAGGTTGTATCAATATCTAAGCAGACCCAGGAGATATCAGGGAATAAGTTACTCTTACCACGTATTAGCCCATATGCATGTGGATGTTTTGTAGTGTCATATATAGCACCTTCGAGTGCAGACTTATATCTAAATGGTGTGAAGCCATAATCACCTGAGAGAATGTTTGCTAAAGCACTGAAGGATTGTTTACTATAAGAGAATCCATAGACAGCATTCCAGCTTACCTGAGCTTTTAAATTACTTATTATATCATGTGACTTATTTAATGTGATGGCTTGCTGAAGGGCGGAATTATCTACAGGTATAAAAGATATTCCATGACGCGCATAGTGTGTAGTGGGAGTACCATCCATATAAGCTCCTATTGATTATGCTAATTCATCTTTGTCATATGCAACTATTCCAGCATCTAGAAAGAAGTGAATGTATTTGTCTGAGACAACATACTTACTATCATCAGCACTATTAGCTAAATCAACTAATTCTATTAGTTTACGTTCTGATCCAGCACCTTGTATAAATCCAGCCTTTCGTAGTTGATGGATACTCATTGAAGCGAAGCCACCTTGCTGTATGCTATGCATATAGTTAATAAATAACTCATATGGTTCTTTATTTAATTCAACTTCAAAACTATCTAGATCATCAACAAAGAGCTCTATAAAGTTTATAGCTTCTATGAAGTTAGGTCCAGTCATTACTGTAGAGCCTTCTAAGATAGCAAGAGCACCTGCAATCTTTAAGGCCGCCCATTGTCTATGCTGACGATGAAGTTTGGCTAGAGGAGCTAATGAAGATATCTTATTAGATAAGATTTCATTGTAGTTCTTGTAATCCGAGAATAGATCTTCAACGTCGGTAGTAACTGTTAAGTCATCATGTGATGTTGTATGAACCAGTGATGTGAACCATGGTGTGAATGTACTAGCAACTTCCTTTACACGGATTGCTTCATCTCTGTCATATAGACGAGATTCTTCAATGGACGTGAATTGAGGGTCTTTAGCATCTTCTTTTGAGAAGCAGACTATTGAACGTCGTGCTAGTTTTGAGCTAGCCTCATCTAAGAACTTTTTCTTAACAGCTTCGTTGTAGATAAAGCCATATGAGCTACCAAATAAAAGAGCACTAACTGGTAGATTGTGAACTGCTTCACCCTGACTCTCATCAGATTTTAAAGCTTTAACTGGTAGGCTACCGGCATCGTATAGAATAGATAGCGCTGTAAGAAGCTCCATCAAATCTTTAGATGAAGCTAGCTCTGATGAGAGCTCATCAACATATAAAGTACCAGCACCTAGTTCACCAGACTCTAAACCATTTAAGTGCTTAATCCAACCTGGAAGGGTTGAGATAGCAACTACTAAATCTCGTGGTTTAGAATAGAAATCTTTCCATTTTGTAACTGGTTTCCCAGCATCCTCAGCAGCTTGCACTGCCATTAGTTTTGCATGGGCTATTCGATCTACATCAATTAGTTTGAGAGCTGGTGTTAGTATGCTTTTTATAGCACTTAATGACCTTCCTTTACCTGAACCACTACCACCAATTAGTATGCTGATAGTGTTTATTGGTATAGATATTCCATGCCAGTTTATATTCTTTCTTAAGTGACCTGCAAATGTAACTAGTTCACTTGCTGTCATTAAAGCTCTCATTTTAGGCTCAATATTACGTGATACTACCTTTTCAGCTGCCTCAAATACTTTTGGTAACTTAGGGTCTAAGCCTCCGGCAGCCTTTAGAGACTCTTCATACATAGTATGTTGCATATGTGTTCCTTTAGTTTGATTGCTGATTACGTACTAACGCTTGACTAACTGTATTTCTAGATATTTCACCATACTCTTTGTGTAGTGTAATGGATTTCATTGATTGTTTGCTACGGTAGCCTTGGCCTGTGTGCCATGCGTCTTTAGCTGTTAGGGTATTGAATGTTTCAACAACGCAGTTAGTAAATTCCTTCACTTGCTGGTGATGCACGTGACCTAAATAAAAGTAACGGTGTTCAGAAGCTGACCATTGATTCTTACAGTCTACTGACATAATCTCACCTAGTTTCTCCGCTTTAACAGTGTGACCATGCGTTATTCCAATTAGGTTTTTACCAAATACATGGTACATAAACATTGATGGAGTATCGTGAACAATAACTCTAGGATCATTACGAAACCAAGCTTTAACAAAGCTAGTTACGTAGAGGCTTGAGTGGGCATTGTGATTACCAATTGCTGAACGCCAATGGACTACGTTATGTTTCTGTAGAGCTTTTTCAATAAGGGAGACAGCTATATCTAGACCAGCTTGAATAATCTTAGCAAATCTACTATCAACATCAACACGAGTACCTTTGGTAGTTGTGTTGTCTTGTGAGTCCATATGATAGAAGTCCCCTGTATCAATGATAAAGGCTTCCTCTGATGGATGGGCTTGCTCTACTAAGAGATCAATAGCTGATAACAAGTCTGCAACACAGATGGTTGTATCATAGTCCTCACCAGACTCGCGTCCCCAACTTAGAAGTCCTATATGGGCATCTCCAATAGCATAGATACTCATTGTCTGAGAATCTACTTTTGAAGGGCTAGTTATTACTTTAGTAGCAACTATTCTTGGGTTATCAATAAACTCGTTTACTGCAAGTTTAAAGGACTCAAGTTCATTTGCTTTTGACTTGTCTTCTTTTACCCATTGTATTTTAATGTTACCATGTTCATCGTATAAGGTTGATGTGCCTTTTACACTGAGTGTGGTAGCTGATTTCTTTGTTAATGTAGTTAGACGTGCACTTAGTGCCTGACGTAACACATTAAATTTCCTAGCTATTGCAGCTATTGATACTCCGGCTCTGTACTGTACTAGTATTTCATCCCAGTTATCATCCATTATCTTAGTTGTATTTTTATTCTTACTCATGTCGTTCCTTGTGTTGAAGTTACCACGTTATCTAGGGTAACTTTATTAATAAAATTAGCTGTTGATACAAAATCAGCAGAGATACGAGTTGTGCTGCGGTAGTTAGCTATTAGCTTAGTAGTTAGTGGTCTGTACAGTTCACAGTATACAAATAATGGCTGTGTAAAATCTCTACGCATGTAATTATCCCAAAAGGATTTATTAACTGTTTTCATTACTTTTTTTACTGTATGCACTGACGTTTCCCTATTAATAAGATTTATTAGTATTGCTATTTCAAAAGCTGTCATTATTATTCCTAGACTTGTAGTATATGATTAATGTGTTTCTGCCCATGAGTGTCCAACACTGAAGTCCGCTTCTATCCGTATATTCATGTTAAACTGTTCTTGTATCATATTACAGCCCTCAACCATAATATTGCCTAGTTTATTTGCAAATGGTATTACGACGCTGCATTGATACTCATCATGTACAAATGCATTCTGTACCCAGAGACCACCATGTTTAAATCCTACGGAATTGGCAAGGGAATGGTAGTTAACCATCCATTTCTTTGCAATAATTCCAGCTGACCCTTGAAGTAGTAGGTTTAATGCAGAATGTGGCGACCTAGACGTTAGCTCACGTCCGTCAATGGCAGTTATAGATCCTTTTTCTTTAGACTGTTTTTGACAGTCTTTTATTAGCTCATTTATACCTGTTAGATTTTTAAGGAATGTATTAGCTACTTGTTCTCCGTAAATTGTTTCGTACACTAGACGCTCTGTGTACAGTACGTATTGATTTTTCCTGAGAGGGAAGTATTTGGTGTCTCCAATTGTTACAAGCCGTTTCTCAATCTTTTTCTTTGCTGTTGTATACTCTTTAGTTGTAAAGGATAACAGTAAGTGAGGGGCATTTGGCTTAAGTTCAATACCGGTTTCCGTTGTTGTAGTATTAGTCCAGTGAATTTCTAATTTAGACGTAAGTATATTACCTCTAATTGAGCTTCCTTGACCATATAGGTAGCCGAAAAAGAAAGATTTACTAGCAGTTCTAGCTGTTTTCATGTCTTTAGTAGCGGTTTTCTCGTCCCACTCTCTATCGTCTAGTGTCCAGAAACCAGCAAGCTTTGCATGGTAGAAATGAAGATCCTTAGATAGGGCTATATTAGCATACTTACCACCATCATAGGGAGCTAAGTAATGTGCTAATACACGTATCTCGATATTCTTTAAGTCTGCCCCTACCATAACCATACCAGGTGGAGCACAGAATACTTCTCGATGGCGTTTGTCCTTACTGACTTGTGCAAGATTTGGCTTACTATGCGTAGCTCTATGTGTTGTAGCACCAATTAAGTCCACGCGGTGATGAATAGAATGAGTAGCTGGATTAAAGTATCGTAACCAACCACCTTTTTCACCACCAATCTGGGATTGATCTTTTATTACTTTTAGGTACCGTTTAAGTAATTGTCCAGATGGGTGTTCCATTTCTTCTAGAGATTCAACATCAGCTTTCTTGTTACCATTTTTAGTATAGTAAGGGAATACAAAGTTGTAATCCTCTTCCATCCACTGTATGATATTATCACGGGATCCAGGACTAAACGCTTCATAGCTTATTGACTGATATTGCCCATGTCGCGTTACTACTATTGTACTCATAGGAGTGCTGAACCACTTAATCTTTTTAACACCAATTAATTTTTTAGTTCCATTAGCATAGGTTTTCTGAATTGGTATTGTGTATGGTGCAAGAATCATAATCAGCTACTGGTAGGCTTTTGACTTAATACTCGCTGGTGTACTGTAAGTGTATTAGTCAAAGCATTTTGCATTATAGTAATTGCGTCTGATGCTCCAGCCTCTAGTGTATCTAAGAGTGTCATCTCAGCATCGTTATAAAGGATGTCTAAATACTCTTCTAGTATTGTATACGTGGTTGTGATTGGTAATGAACGTTTCATTTCCTCAACCTGTAGTACCATAGTTAGTTTACTTGCTGATTTAATCTTTGCTTGACTTAAAATACTATTATGAAATGCATCAGTATACATTCTATGAATAATTTCAAATGGATGGGTATTTGCCCCCACTATCCGAGCAAAGCGCTTAATAATATCACCATTATTATTAGGAAAATCAATATAATTCACATACTCAAATATATTTAATATATCACTATGAGTGCTTGATCCGTTAGTGGTAATGTACACCAGTAGTTTATGATGGATGTCTATATTTGTCTTGTGAATGTATTCTGGAACAATAGTAGAACTTGTAGAGAGGCGATGTAGAGCAAATGTAAAACATTTGTAAGTATTTATTATTACTTCTTTATTATTATTAGTAATATCTTTCCATCTGTAACTAGCTAATATCCGTTCTAACTTTCGCACTGTATGATCTAAGGATTTAAATGTTTTAGTTTTAGTTATTTCTTTGATTGATATTGCGTATTCAAAGTTTGTCATTGATAGTCCTTGTTATTATAAATGCTGCAACAGATGGATGCATCCATGGTGCGAGTATTGCCCTCTCAAATGCGGTACTGGTTAAGTTAAGCTCTGCACCTACTAAGGCTTTGTAGTCTTCTTTATCAAGTTCAGTCATGTATGTTAGTAGTGCTTGGTTAACAAGTCTTCTTCGACGTAATGGAATAATCGTAGAAGGATGAAGTTTTAGCAGAAAACATAAGGCTTTAAGTGAGTAGAGATCTAAGCTGTGTTCTGTTAGTGTGTATACAAGAGAGTTCACGCTAGCTTTAGTTGTCAGTTTACTTATGGTTATTTTGTGGATAGAGTATTCAAATTCAGTCATTTATATCCTTTACATAATTGATATGTTTGTACCTAGTACATGCATTGGGTTACTTCTAGTGGATACCCAATAGTTAGTAATACGCTTCATTATTGGGTAGTTATTAAATACCTGCTCAATGTCTGAGTCGTTATCCGAAAAACTCATGTAGATAGTTTGTGAGGTATCTTTTATCTTTAAGCTTTCAATATGGTTAAATACACATGCATGACTAGTACCACCTGATGTGTACCTAGTTGCTAAGGCCTGTGTAAACAGAGGACTTTTACTAATGTCATACTCATTTTGTATGTCAAAAGCATGAATTATTTTAGTATCATGTATGAGAACCGTTAATTTAGATATACGTTTAGACTCTGATTCAATTAGGTATAGTAAGCGTTGTAAGTCAGTTTTACTCATTGAGCCACTATGGTCAATAGATAATATTATTGCTACTTTATCATCAATAAATATCTTCTTTGGAGCTTTATAGATATGACGGTACGTACTGTTTAGGTTAGCCCAAGTAGACATATAGTTATGTGTCTTATAGAATACTTTTTTCTTAAATGAAGCCTTTATACGTTTAAACCATCCTGTTTCAACTTTAATAGATGTAAATAAGTCTTCAAAGAGCTTACCTGTTGCAGTACCACGAGTGTTGTTTTGAATAATCTCACTGAGAGTTTCAGCAAGAGTTGCTAGAGCGTTATCTGCATCGTCGGTGGACGTAGTACACTTATCGCTAGTAGCTGTTCCATCAATAGCTTCCGCCATAGATGCTGTAGCTGATTTTGCAGCAGTTGGTTGTAGAGAGTCTTTACCATTGCATGACACAGAGCTCATAGTATCAGAGACTGGCTCGGTAGTAGTAGATGTATTACTTGATATCATCAATTTTAGTATTTCGATATCTGATAATTTATCGGCATGATACTTTGAATTATACATGCTTAAAGCTTCAATCTCAGGCCATTTATTACGTGCGCTTTCATGTCCAGTAAGGAAGATATCTTTCAAGCTGTAATTGATAGCGTAGTCTTCAGCTACATTAATTATATGATGTGGATTTTCTATTGCACCAGCAATTCTAGTCATCATATTTTCATAAGCTGATGTATTATGTTTACGTAGGATGTGTTGTAGTTCATGTAGGTATACAAAGCCAAGAAAGATACCATGGTTGGACAGAGCTTTATAAATGGCTGTTAAGTCTTTTTCTGTGTAGTACACAAAGGTAAAATTTACTACAGTTGCTGCACCCATCTCAACATGGGCACCAAAGTATTTGCTAAATGATATTAAGCTTTTATCTAGCTTAGGTAGTGGTGCTAGGGCTTTGCTTATAGTTACAATAATTGGTAGTTTTAAGAATAGACCTACACTGAGAATAGCTGTCTTATCCTTACCTAGGGCAAGGTTAGTACTTTTAGCCACTTCTTTGTAGATATAGTTTTCAGCATCGTGAATAAATTCTTGTGGTGTCATAATATAGTTCCTTGATGTTATTGTGGTTCATGAAAACCATGAATAATATTGTGGTTCATGAAAAACATGAATAATATTGTGGATGGGGCACGAAGTAGTGGTGATCTCGAAATGTAGGCATATAGTTGGTGTTGAAGTTTTATGTGGGTAGTAGAGTTTTTAGTTAGCACAGTTGTGTATAATTCTAATTGTTCTACAGTAAGAGGTTGTTTACTTTGGATGCATTGTTCCATTATTCTGTATTCAAATGCATCCATTGTGTAGCCTTAGTATTGTTGTGTGGTATTATTTACCAATAAAGTCTGCCGCTATTGCAAAGAATTTGTCACTATCTGCAAACTCTATAGCGTCCCATAACTTCTTATCTTTAGCACTTAGATTAGGGTAGTAAAGTGGATCACGTGGTGTACCAAGTATCTTATCAACTATAGTTGACACACCCACTGAGATTACTTTATTATTTGCACGGGCATTTGCCTTTGCATGTAGTTCACCAACTAAGAATCCTATAAAGTTACTTGATGTTATATTAGCATCTATTAGTCCGACTACGTAGGCAGCATCTTCAACTGTGTCACAGTAGTTAATGATGTAAGCATAGAGGATTTGGTCTATTGGTTTTAGTGAGGCAATGTTAATAGTTTCTTTCGCTTTTATCTTTGCTACAAAGTTAATCTTTTCAATGTACTCAATATGACGAGCTAGCTCAGCTGATGCTGCGTTAGATACTTTTTGTTTTGCAATGAAGAGACAGTTCTCTTGAATAAATGATTTGTCGTATAAGTCAAATTCATTTGCTAAATGTGTCCATGATCTCGGTGTGCCAAACTGTTCAATCATAGTAGATTCTTCTTCTTGAACATACGTTGAATGGGCTTTTAAGAATGAGCTAATATAAAAATGTAGTCCTCTACCAAAGTTATCATACCAGTAGTTGAAATCAAATGGAACTGGAAGAATACCAATACGGTCTTTGATTGGAGAGTCAATACCTGAGAAGCCTGCTTCATCAGAGTCATTCATTGCTCCCATAATGGCTACACGTGGATCTAGTCTATATGAACCTAACTTACGTTCACCAAGGAGTCCATAAAGGTAAGGAGCTACTGCCATGTTTACACGGTGTAGGTCATCAAGGAATAGGATACAGCCAGCCTTCCCGTCTTCAGTTGCTAGTCGATTAGCATTCTCAATAATTTGAGGTACTGACCATACTGTAGCTTCAGAATTGACTGCACCAGTTGTTGAGTATTTATCCATATGATGTGCTGAGACGAAGTTTGGTAAGCCAGAAAGTTCTTCAGTTGCAAGTTCAGGTAATGATACCTGAATGATGTGCATGTTAAGGTCTTTAGCGATAGCTTTCATAGTTGCTGTTTTACCAATTCCTGGGGCTCCAGCAATACAGATTCCACCACCAATGTCATGTCCACGTAGTTGCCCTAATATGTTTGTTGTAAGTATTATATTTGTTATTGGGTTCATTTTAATCCTTTAAATTAAGTAGTATAGCGTTTATTGCTTGAGTTGCACAGACAGCGTCAGAGTTACCTACAGTAGTTTTAACAAGATCTTTATTACGTTCAAGTTCCTCATGTAGTTGTTTTATAACCAAATCAAAATTTACAGCATGAGCAGGGTAGCGTAAGCGTGATGCTTCTAATACGGCTAATTTATCAAGAGTGAAATAGACATCTGATATCTTCCACTCAGACTTACGCTCTATAGTTGTAACGTATGTATAGTCGTCACTATGGGTTAAGTAGTAGGAGTGTTGATAAAGTGGTATCCTATTAATACGTGCATAAGACGTTATAAAGTAATTATCCATGAGTATATAGGAATTTTTAGCTGGAATCATGTTAAGGGCACTGGTATTAGTGTACATGCTAAGAATAGAAATTGATGCATTAGGATTGCATAATTCAGGCATACGTGTGGTTACAAATTCAACTAGCTTTTGAGACTTAACTGGTGTTGCATTCCAAATTACAGTAACATATCTAATGTAAATACTATGAAGTGCTGTAAGTTTTTGTAACTTACCTAAGTAGCGTAGAGCGTTAGCACTTGTTAAGGGCTTTTTTAGGGCTTGAATATATTTAGTGAATACAGCTAACGAAAATTCTGTTTGTTCCATACTGATAGTAATGGCTTCGTCTAACTTTAACATACTACGGCGCTTACGTTCTACTTCGTAAAACTTATGTGGTGTTATTTTCTTAAGTACAGGTAGTGAAAGTAATGATGTTACTTTTACTCTATCTTGGGCAACACTAAATAGGTGTCCAAAGCGTGATTTGATAGTTTGTACGATGTTATCTCTGTCATATCCAAAATTATATAACATTTTATATGATGATGATTGAGTGAATAGTACAAAGGCCTTAATAATTGGTTCTTCTTTCATGAATATAGCCTGCACATCATCAGGTATTATAGCATAAGCACCATACTTAGTGTGAATGGTGTTAAGTTTATCCTGCACTTTAGTATTAGTATTTAGTTCATGGATGTACTCTTCTAATGTACAAGTATTATCATCTAATGTTGATAGTGGCATAGATAATTCCTTAATTTAAAATAATATAATTCTACTAATAGTGTTATACTATTGTAATTGTTAAACTATACAGCTAATCATATAGCTGTATAGTTACTAGGTAATATTTCCACTTGGTCTTTATACCTTATTTATATTAACGATATATTTGACCGCGTAGAGTAATAGTTCCATCAATATTTATCGTTGGTGTTTCCCATGCTTTCTCAGCTGCTGTCTTAGCCCAATGTGCTTTGTTTGCTGCCGTTAGGTTTTGACGTGTACCACGCTGTACTCTTGCTATACCAGCCCATCTGTGTACAGTACTCTCTGAGATATTGTAGTCTGATGCGATTGTTCGCGCTGATTTAGTTACAACTGTTTTGTATGCTTCTACAACTGCATTATGTAACTCTAATGGGTATACATTTCCGTTTTTAATCTTTCTTAATTTATTTCTCATTGTTAATCCTTTTATTTAGTTCAATTATGATTGGAGCATTCACTAATTGGTATGAATCATTTAGTAGAGATGCACAGACATTTAATACAGACTCATGTACACGTTTACCGTAGGCTTCATGGATATGCCCTGATATATGTACATCTAATTTACGTAGTAACTTCTTCCGTTTAGCTAGTGATCGTGAACCAACATGTGGATCACACCCAAAAGCATTTTTTACTTTGTCATGGCACTTATAAGCAGGGCCGTGAGTGATTAGTATATTTGTGTCTAATGGGATACGTTCCCATAACTTTGCAAGTTCATCATCACTACTCATGAATGCCCAGTTGTAAAACTCATTTGAGTAAGGTGAACCATAGAATTTTATTCCATCAACTACTACACTTGAGTCTTGTAGATAAGTTATTGTATGGTATTGACTAAGAAGTGCTCTGAATTCTACAGGGTAGTCTTCAACTTGTACCTCATGGTTACCTGCTATTATTATCTTATGTTTAAATGGTTGTAAGATAAGCCAGTCAAAGAAGTCTTTTGTTTCTAGTAGTCCAAGATCATCACCACGTGTCCAGTCTCCGGCATGAACTAGAACATCAGCTTTATAGGGCCGAAGGTCTAATTGAGTATGTCTTCCGTGAGTGTCACTAATACAGCATATTTGTAGCATTAATTATCTCCATCCTCTAAATTAGTTTGTAGTAACTTAAAAGCACGCATAAAATCTAACCGTACATTTACTTCAAATGTGCCACTTTGTGCGTACCTAGGTAGATCAGTTATTGGGTAGCCTTCATGAATGTATTTATTGAATGCAACTTGGTAGAGTTTATAATAAGGTACTAATTGCTTTAACCGCTCGTAACTATTTGGACGCATATGAAATAACATTACATCAGTTTTTGTAAGGGCTTCAGTATCTGCCAGTCGGCGATACTTTGATATCAATTTTTTAAGTTCTTCACGTGAGGTAATGCTTTTAATTCTAACCTCTTCTATTGCGTATTCAAATTCAGTCATTTAAATGGCCTCTAGTGTATTAACTAAGTGAGGGTTATACTTATATAAGTCAACCTTAGAACGCTCCCTAGAGCCTTCTTGTGGAGTCTCAGGAGTGTATGTGAAATTAGCTTTAATGATGATCTTCTCATCATTAGTCCTGAATGCCAAAACAGATGAAGCTTCTAGTACTTTGGTGTACATAATACCATCAATCTTGGTATTTAGTATAATATATCCTCTATAATCAACATAAGACTCTTCAAGATCTGTGTTGTCAATATCAAGTACTATTGTGAGGTAGTTAGGAAGACCCCAGTCTTTTATAGTTACCGTGAAGGGAATCTTTGTACTCACACAGTGTGTGAGTAGTTGATGGATAGTAGTTGTGATAATTTTATACATGAGTGTCCTTACCATGGGGCTATATAGGTTGTGTTTGGGATATATTGTTTAATAGTAGATTTCTTTACATACTCTTTAACTGGGCCATTAGGTAGAAATTTTGGGTGGAAGGAGCGTGCCAGTTCAAGTGCAATATCTTGTTTTTCTTGGAGTAGCTCAGTATTTAGGATGCGAGCTTTGGTTATATCAAAGTAGAAGCCAAACGATGTTTGTTCTGCTATTATTATTGCAGCCTCATGTTCTAGTGTTATAACCTCTGGGAGTGGAAAGAATGATTTACTCTGTAAAAATAGTAGTAGATCTGCTGTTAAATCCGTATCTTGTTTACAGTATGTAGCCATCTCTTTTGTAAGACCTGTATTAAACTCTTGAAATTCAATCTTATCATTGCCTAACCGCTTACCAAATGCTTTTAATGAGAATGAACCCCATATGTCTTTTGGTAGCCCTAGAGAAGCATCTATACTAATTAACTCATCAGCACTATACATTAGTTTAGATAGTATTAACGTGTCATATGGGGTTGGTATAAGTGTAACTCCAATAACATGTCTAATAACTATATCATCAAAGCCAAGTCCATTGTGAGCACATCGTATATCAGCTGTGTTGATTAAGTTTATAGCTTGGGTTAGTGAACCATCAGAATATGAAGTGTAATATTCGGTGAATAATTTAGCTGGTTGGGGTTCACCATCTAGTATCATTGTTACTGCAATACAGTAAATTTTAGTGATAGCATCAATTCCTGCATTAGTTATGAAAGGAGTCTCAATATCATACACTGCGATTGTTTGCATATAAACTCCTTTGTAATTAATGTGATGGTGTTATAATTTCACTTGTTTGGATTACACCCAGTACTTCTATAATAGAATCATACTTATCAGCTTTGATTCTTAATGCTTCTTTCTCTAAATCTACTACGGATGCAGTTGATTCATAGATGGCAATAATATCTTTAGCTTTGTAGTAGGCTACTACTAATGTGTCATATAAGGCTTCTTTTGACATAGTTTCATCAACTGATTGTTCTATATCATATATTTCGTTTAGTAGTTTAGCTATCATTTAGGTATCCTGTTAATTCTGTTAATAATGAACGATTAAACTTTTGAGATTCTAGACTCTTAGTTATACGTTCAATGTCACGGGTCTTGTAGTCTTCACGTAAAAGTCTTGTTATTAAGACTTCACTCCAACTTATTTTTTGAGATATTGCTTCTTTATACTGCATTTCACTAAGTACATTAGCATTAAAGTCATCACCATAAATGTATGTAGCTTGTAGCATTAGCAGACTTCTTCTAGTAACTCATAAAAGTAGTAATTGTGTCTAGCACACAAGGTTTTTATTCTTACTAATTCATCTGCAATTGAGAGAATTCCACATTCTTTTATAAAGAAGTCATAATCTTCTTGAAGTTTTTTGTCATACAGATACGCTTCTTTTTCGTCGTTATTCATGTTATTTTTCCTTTATTATTTGGATTTTCTGTAAATCGTCTGCACTGATGTACCCCTCAACATATACTAAGTGGTGTTCCATTTTATATTTAGCTACACCAGTTTGTTGACTATAAGCAAAAGTAAATAATATGAGTACCACTATCATACTAAATACTATCACTACACCTTCACCGTCTACGTTTTGCATAAACCATTCTTTCATTTTGTTATTCCTTTATCTCATCGTTGCATAGTACTATATCTTCAACAGTTATGTCAAAGTCTTCTATGTTTTTAAAATATCTGTCTGGAATATTTACCGTGATTTTAAATCTGTCATAATCTGTTATCTTTGGTATAGGTAGATTAGTTGCTGTTAAGCTACTAAAATTCTCATTTCGGAGTTTACTTGCGTTATCTGTAATGTAATATTTTGACAAGTCCATGAATAATTCTACTTTCATTTAGTACTCCTTGGTTTGGTTACTTAATATAGTCATAATAAGTATAAGTACACCTATAATCCAAACACATAGAGTATGGTTATGTATAACTGGTGTAGTTGCTGCAATAAATACCTGAAATAGTACGAGTAAAACTTGTATAAAAATAAATAACTTCTGCATATTAATAATCCTCCACCTCTATTTCTGTGTCAAGCAGTCTTTTAAATTCTTTCGAAGTACTAATCATTGCTAAAAAGTCTGCATCATTTTTAAAATATCTAACATTATTAAACCAATACTGGCCATTAAAATAAGCGTATTGTGCTATTTTAATCATCTTCTTTGGTTTAATTTTATAATCACAAGAAGCGATATTATTAACCTCTTCTGGTGAGCAGTTCAGTATATTTATTAAATAATCTGTCATGTTTTTATTCACCATGGCTAAATTATCTATTTCTAGTTGTTTCTCGTGTTGCACGCTATTTTCTGTATAGTAAGTTTCAGCGTTTAATTCTTCAGCATACTTGTATGCATCTTCATAGCTATACTTACGAATACTTCGTTTAGACCACTCTAATACAGTGTCGTCATCTCTGACACAACGGGTATAATTGCTGTAGTCACCATAAATGGTGTTGCTATATGTAAGTGACGCACTAGACCAAACCAAATAGCTTTTATCATGAACAGTAGATGTCCACGTCCAAGTATCTTTTATAGCATCATCAAATACGTATCCATTTAGAAAGTCTACTTTTTTAGTGGATAAACGCCAGTCGTTGTGTTTCATAATATTCCTTTATGGTTTTACTTTATTATACAATGCTGGTTGATTAATTTGTAATAGCTCAAGCATCGCTGCACTGAGTTCTCTTATTTCTGCTTGAGCATGACTGTCTAATCTGAGTTTGAAGTAGTTTTTTAGTCCTTCAGTTTCTCCCATCATGTAGAATTCTGTGTAGGTAACTTGAGGTAGAAATCTGGAAGCTACTTGTGTTTCATTTGTGTCACATAGATCTGAATATAAATTTAGTGCATTGTCTATAATAGTTATAGCAGCGCCGTTCTTTCTTAGTTCTTCTGGAAACCAGAATTGAAAAGGAACTTTAGAGCCTTTAGTGTATCGTCTTGACATCTCAAGGTAAGAGAAGCTTCTATGTCTCATGAACTGAGACCTTACAAACATAGGTACCTTGATACGAAAGCAAGCAATGTTCTGCTTGTGAGCATCCACGTTATCTTTGTTTGAGTATCTTACTGAATAATCATCAGGAGAGTTTCTCATTGATGTTGTTATGCTACAGTACGGGTAAGTATCAACAATAAATTCCCACAGGCTCTCATGTTTAATAGACTGCATACGTTTGTATAGAGCTTCTGGATTCTTAGCTTCTTCATTTCCGTATGCTAATGAAGCTAAGGTAGTAACAGTATGGATACGTTGTTCTTCTGACTCATTAGCATGTGATGCATCATATAATGATACTGCTCCTATGGAATCGTTGTATAGCTGTACTGTGGCTACTTTAGTGAATAGATTATCTTCTGTCATTTGTTATTTCCTTTTATATCTCTGCTACAAACTCACAGCAAATGTGCTCTAGTAAGTAATTGTAGATTTTTGTACCTAATAGGTAATCAGCGTAATCTGAGGCATGTTTTTTCCATATAGCTGGTAATTCTGGATTGTACTCAGCCATAATTTTATCATTGTAACATGTATTAGTACTAAAGAAAGCATTTAATAATAGTATGTTTTCTTCGCCTACTGCAGCTATAATATAATCCAGTTCTGCTCTAACAGTATCAATATCTTTTTTTTTATAGTAGTAAGTTATGTAATTAGGTTCGTGTCCTTGTACTCCAAATCTATCTGCTGCATTTGAATACTGAACTCCAAATAAAAACTTTCCTTCTATATCTCCTGAGTAGTATCTACCCATATTATATCTCCTGTATACATATATATATATATCATCTAGCACATAACTTACACTTTACCACAAATTCAAACGGTATCAGCAATATTATTTACTTTTTTTGCTTAATAGATGGTATCATATTATTGTCAAATATTTTATTTTTTTTTAGCTTATTCTTGTGTCATTATTTTCAGCTTTGTAATATACTTCAGTATCTAATGTTTTAGCATACTCTATTGCTTTATCATGAGTATATCCAGTGTCCGTTGACTTTGCCCACTCTAGTCCAAATTTACCATCACGCACGCACCTAACATAATACTTATTAGATTTATAGTCGGTGCTGCCATTACCGTCGTTGAAATAGATAGTCCAAACATAGCCCGCAGCGAAAACATCGGGCGAACTAGACCAATAATAGTCGGATCTAGTATCTTCTACATCAGAAGTAGGGCTATGTTTTTTATAGTTAACTAAAGTGAATAACTCCTTTATTGTAGGTAGTCTCCAATCGTTATATTTTCCATCATTTATATTTTCTTCTAAAATCCACTGACATGATGCAAATATTGCATCTGGTTCTGTATCAAAAACTATTCCATTAGCATCACCACATGTTTGCTGTAATTTTTCTCAGATAATACTCTACTTGTATTAATAATGAATTTATTACTAAATGCCCACTCTTTACACAAATGAATTAAATCGTGTGTAGATAAGTAGCATTCACCATTTGTGATTTGGTTAATCTTATAGTCTTTATAAGAACCTGCTATTCCAGTTACTGCTGTGAATAGTTCATCTGTTATCATAACGATTCCTTTGTGTTGAATATAATATAATGTGAGGGTAATGTTAAAATATCTTTTACTACATTTTGATACTTTAACTTTTCTTCCAGTGTCTTGAAATGATCACTTTTATCAGAATATGTCATTTGCAATAATGTCCAAAGAGTATCTTTAGCTATAGTAAACCAGTTATCTTGTACGTTTATAGTATCACAATGAGCTTTAAATGTTTTGATTATTTTCGCATCAATACTGTTTGCATCAATTTCTATCATCGATATTTGAGTAGTTTTCATCTTATTCCTTTAATTTAAGTCAGTACTATTTGTAAGCAATTGCTGAATTATATACTCAGTGCTGTACCAATTAGGGGTGTTATCAACGATTAAGTACACATATTCATGATTAAATTTATAATTATCTACTTTTAATACTTTATAAACTTTATAGGTCATATAGTTAAAACTAACCCAATCACCTACTTTAAACTTATTCATACTATTTACTGTACTTCTAAATGCTCGGTATACTTAACTTTGTATATCTCAAGTATTTTATTTGTTGTTTTGTCTAATTTTATAAGTCTATTGAATGTACATACATAAGCATTCTTGTAGCGTACTATGTCCTCAACATGATTTATTGACAGAACTACTATGAAATTATCATCATACCCTTCCCTATCATAGTAGAATCTAGCATAATAATTTGTGTAATCTATTTTTCTAAGTACACATATAATGTCTTCCCATGTTGGTGTATTCATCATTTATCCTTTTTGTTTCTTCGATTTTAACGTATAGATAATGTTCTTTTCCATTATTGTTACACTCCAGTTCTTTTTCTGTATACCATCCTAATAATAGTTCTGTTGCTCTCATTTCTGCACCTTTGTAGTAATCTCCTATGGATGCTTTATTTTGTGAGCATTTAACAAGTCTATACCACTGATATTCGTAAACTGGTTCTGGTGGTTGTTTTAATAGACATTTAGTAAAATCTCTCTCATACTTTACTAACCCTCTAACTGCTGCATGTGACCACATACATGGATATTTTGCACTGCTTACATCAAATTGTTCAGGTATGTGGTACCTGCACCCAATACAGAATGAGTAGTTACCTTTGTTTGTTGGCGTCACGGTCATCCTTTATAATTTAAGTACTATAAGATAGCATTAATATGTTATCTATAAAGGACTTTTAGTAGAGTTTGGTGGGTAAGCATCATTCAATTTTTTTGTACAGAAATCTCTTCCGTTATGAGCGGAAGGTGTTTACTATTAAGCTATGTGTCCTTATTGTGGTGAATACAGGTAGGATTTTCACCTACAATTCCTTAGCGTAAGCCATGGTGTTTCTAATTTTTAAACTACAGTATTCCTATATTTATATTTGTGTGAAGACTGGTAGGGCTCGAACCTGCAACCACCAAACCTAAGCAAGGTACTCTACCAATTGAGCTTATTACAGTCTTCATATATTTAATGCTTTGTGAAATACACAACATAATGGTGGTGTATTCTTACACAGGATTTGAACACACTTCTTGCTCTGGTATCTAGCCAATGTGTACTTCATTAAAAGTTAAATAACTTCTCAATGCAATTATCTGTTAGTTGCAACAAAAAAAACAGATACACTAAATAAATTATTTAACTTAACATAGTATAGGGACTTCCACCATATAACTTTAGATTTGTAGCATATATTATAAGCATCTAAACTCTTACTGTTGACATACCTTGTGTCTTTAAGCTTTGTACCATAAATACAAAACAATTCTTTTTGAAGAGTTTTTATACTTAAAGTATAGTATTTACCAGATTTCGTCACTATGTTAATTTTATAATAATTTGCTGTGTGTGTGTTATTTTGGAGTTGAACCAGAAAGTCCATAAGCGTTATCTCGCCAATAACACATCAAATACAGGACTTTCACCTGATGTTAAGGATAGCCTTTATCTCACTTATCTAGGTTTTGCTACGCAGGAACCTTAACCCATAGGATATTCGTTTAAGGTACGATGATTTGAACCTTTGGTAGTATTCTTTTATATAGCGTCGTACTGCTGGACAACGCTTAGACGTACAGTTCTCAACACTGGTAGGAGGGCTACATATTATTTTACGCTCAACTTTTCGGATACTGTGTGAGCCTCATTGAGTAATGGTAGCACATTCTCAACGCAGTCAGCTAGGCACGTTGTACCTATAGATTGCTTCTTAACTGGAATCAATACCCTAACAACCTACCTAAGCAATTTCAGTAGGCTGTAAGAGATATTGTGTATAGTAGTACTAGAGTGTACACTCTAGTAATTACTGACTACTTCGCATTAAAACTTAATTCTGGGTAAACCTCAGCTTCAAATTTAGCTTTAAGATTAGTTAGGTTTCTATTTGCAGTCTCTGCTTTTATGTACTCCATAATAGATGCAGAAGCATCGTTTATATCGGATAAGAATCTAAGAGCTTTGGCATTCCCTGATGCATGAATAGGAGCTGCGATTATTGTATAAAATGGTTTCCAGTCTTCTAATAAGAAATAGGCTTGTGTCATCTTCTCAGTAAATTCAGTACGGCCTTCAGGATGAAGTTTTTGAGCCATGTATATGTCGTCTTCAGATAGGCTGTGCTCATCAAGTAACCATTCGTGTAGAGCTTTCTTTTTCATTGTTTCAATAGATATTGCAGCATCACTCATTTTCTTAGGAAGAGTCCCTGTAGTTTCACATGCACGTTTAAGATTATCAGCTGTTGGCTTACCAAACTTAGCAAGACATACATCCATTAAGGCCATTGCATCCTCAATGTTGTCCGGTATATACTCAGCTGCTGATAGAGATAAGGCAACATAGAATTTAGCTTTTATAGCTTCTAGTATAGGACGCTTTTGTAAGTATGAGATATACGTTTGTGCTGTTTCAGTTGTGTACCCTAAATCTGGGATAGCTTGATCGAAGCTCTGCTGAGAGAGATTAGTAAATAGCATGAAGAAGATTTCACCTCTACCATAATTTAACAGTTCCTGTGAAAAAATGTCAACTCGTTGTAGTTGTTCTTTTGCCCACTCTACATCTATTATATTGTTTTCAGGGAGAATTACGCCAGTTTCTGTTTTTGATTTACTCATTGATATTCCTTTGTAACTAATGTACGTATAGTACGTTCAGATAATCCTGTAGCCAGTTGTGCTGCTTTCAGAAACATCTTGTAAGTGGGAGAAGCTTTTTTAGCTTCACGGAGTATTAGACTTTTACCTTCTTGAATAGAGGTTGAGTCAAATGGGTTAATTGAGTATGTTTTTTGCTTTATGAAAAAGTAGAGTTGACCGTATGTTAGCTCTTTTGTTGGATAATACGGGGAAGATTTACTATGTAGCATTTAAGCTCCAATCGTCATACCTGCTACTGAATAAGTAGTTGACTCTACCGCATCTGCATTGTAACGAATAGCCCACTCATTTAAGGTAAACTTATCAGATGGTGGTGTCATTGGTGTAACTTGACCAGCAATATGGTTAATGCTTACTAATGTTGGTGTGGTAAATTCTTTTAGCTTAGCACGATATGTTGTATTAAGAATAGTACTAGTGTTACTGTCGAAGATCATAGCTATTTTTTTGATTAGAAAGCTGTAGTCCTCATTAAAAGAACCAGTGCCAGTAAAAACATCTCTACGGTATGGTGTAAAGAATCTATGGGATAGAATTGCCATGGCTATATCATGTGAAGTATCCATTCCTAGTATAGTAGCTGCAGTTTCAATAGCTTTACGATGATCTTCATATGTAATTTTGTTGACACCAGTCTTATGTGCATGTTCTGCTTGACGAGCTACTGTATCTCTATTATACCAAAATATGTTACGATCAAACTTTGTTATCGTTTCTTCAAACTTACGTTGTGGTCGTGCACCTACTTTCATGAATTGCTGTTCTAAGTGTAAGTCTATTGATGTCATGGTAATCCTTATAGTTTCCACGGTGCTACGCCCGCTTCTTGTATGATTGCTGGCTTTGCAGCCGCTATGATTGATTCTACTTGCTGTACTGCTACTTTAATGGTGGCTCGCTTTATGTCTTCTTCAGCATCCTTAATTGCTTTCCTAGCAGCTTTTTCTTCTGCTCGTTGAGCTTTGATAGCAGCTTCCTCATCAAGTGTCTCTACACGAGCTGCTTCAGTAGATATATAAGCTTGTATTTGTGTTTGAGTTCTACCAAGACCTGGCATTGATATTTTCTTACCAGCTGTTGGAGGTACTTTTAAAGGTACTACAGCTTCTTTAAGTTGTTGTACTGGTGATTCATCCTGTGAAATGAGTTTAGGCGTTGTAGACACCTGAAACTTACGCTGAAGCTCATCTACAAACCTTAATACAATTGACGCATCTAGTGGTGATAGTGTTAGGGTTACTGTTACTGTATTCATTTGGATCCTTTATGGTATAAAGTATTGTTTAATACGTTCAAAATTAACTAGTTCGTAGTTATGCTTTTCAGGACTTACATCAAAGTAGTGCGGGGAATCTAGTATAGAGCGGTGTAAGTGTCCATGAATGTTACCAATACGACCTCGTAGTTCCTGTGGATGAATTGGACAATGGCTTAACCAATAATTTTTATAAGACCGTAATCCATGTACTTCATTGAAGACTGTTAAGTAGTCTACTATTGGGAGTGTATCGTGATTACCTAGATATAGGACTTTTTTAGAATGTTGTAGTGCTTTGATTGTAGATAAGTATTCAGGCTCGAAGACTATATCACCAAGGAAGAAAACTGTATCACGCTTAGTAACTACTTTATTATAGTTAGTTACTAAGGTGTTTACGTGGTCTTCTATAGTAGAGAACTCAGGTCTATACTTTAAAATTGCTTTATGGCCTAAATGCCAATCACTGGTGAAGTACACTTTACTCATATTAGTCCTTATGTTAATTTAGTATATATTAATAGTGCTATAAATAGCACCATTCGTATATACTAATGGTTGCAAGTGTTACGGCACGTGCACACGACTCAAACGTTAATGTCCGATGTGAGTTCTGGACCTCCTTCGTTATCAGCGAAGGCTTAGATTTATAGTTTGTAGTCTCACATACTATTGCAACTAATTGCTAAAAGAGAGAAGTTTGGTATCTGTTTCACTTCCAAGATATCTACGTTTTACGAACTGTAGACTGACGGGACATATTCAGCTGTTCCTCACTATAGAGTTGATAAGACTCATTTAATACTATACGTATAATATTAGATTAATCTTAGAGTACCCATCCATTGGCAGATTAAGCGTGAAAAGGACTGGCCTATTCTGGGTGCGCTAAGAGCTGGGATGAGTTATTTGTTCGGACTATAATACCGCTGTCTTCATATAGAGTACCAGAAAATACTCACAGTTGCTGATGTAACTTATAATTTCGTATTACATTTTAAAAGATTTTCACTTTTACTGAGAAGATTTCCACTTTCACGCTAGTTCAGCATAGTCAATTATGAAACTAGAATATCCTTTATACGCCCGTTAAACGAACTAATGCATTGGAAATACCTAGTATCAGCATATTAATAATAATACCTAGTATACCAAATATAACTAGAAACAGTGTTGTTCCAAATACGCTTAATGTAGTTATTGGTGCAAACCATGCTATTGATAGTAACCCAGTTAGTTTAAGTATCAGTAGTGCTACAAATACTGTTGGAGCCACTTTCACTGCTACTGCTGATCCTAGTAATGCAAAGAATGCTGTTACACTTACAAGTGCTATAAGTGTTAAGTTAATGACTTTCATTAAGAAATCCTTGGAACTACTGGTAAGTTTAACTCAGCCATTATACGTGCTGCTTCAGCTTGTGCTTGTGCTAATCTAACTTGACGGTAGGCTGTATCTACAATTGCGTCACAACGCATATCGTCTATAGGCCCTTGGAGAGCTATTTCAAGGGCTTCTACGCCCTTTGTTGTTATAAGGTTAATACCCATAAGAGTTGAAGTAATTACTTCTCCTCCAGTGCGTACTGTGCTATCTACTACTACTGCCGCAGTCGCTACAGTTGAGAATGCGATACCTAGTGCCTTGAATGGTCCAATTGATTTCTGTCTATTGTCGTGCATTAATTTCCTTTATATGAGTAGGTGGATTGTATACTCAATACAGCCCACTAATGTATTACCTAGGAGGGATAAATATATTAGTATTTGTGGGCTGTATTGAGTATACATCCTGCACAGCGAGATGCAGGATAGGTTTGGTTAGTAATTATAGTTGGGTACTAAATTACATTCATCATATGAATACATTGGTTCCTTAAGTTGCTTAATGTTATAAGTCTTCAATCTGTATTAGTTCACGTTCTGCTGTAAGATCAGTGATAATACATGAGAAGCGTTCGTTGTTAAGTATTTGTGGTAAGAATTCATTAGCCTGAGCAAATGTAATATCTACTACACTATTTGCACCACAAACTTTACGTGCGAAGTCATCTACAGGGTGAAACCAGCCAACCATTGCACCAGTTTTATTTGACACGATACGTGCAGCGAATTGATTCTTACTTACAGATTGTTGTTGATTAAATGCCATTAAATCTCCTTGCCCTATGGGTCTTTTTTATTTTTTTTTGCCTCCAGAATTTTTAGGACTTAGGTTGTCACATTAGTTACTTTATGTCGTTTACAGATTCTTTTGAAATGATTACTCCATTGTAGGTGATTGTATGAGTTGCTCTTTGTGATAGATCATATAACCATGTGCTGATTTTAGTTTTATACCCTTCTTTGATAGGTATGACACCTCCAACAAAATGACGGATGGATAGGCTTACTACATTTTGTATCGGCTGTAGTAATTGAACCGGTAAATTATTTACAAGTATTTCAAACATTAACGTACACGCACACTATGTACATTACCGATTAGGATAAGGAGTAGCTTTTGGACAATTCCTTGGACAGGATTAAGTACCCATGTTTTATTATCAAAGGCATATGGAACTGTACGACGCATAGTTGACGTGTACCATCTACCCCATAACATGAAGGTAGTTACTCGTTGACGAGGCTCAAATAGTATCTTACCATCTATATATGCATCAATAGCTTCATTTTGTGTTAGGTTCATTGTATTCCTTTATGGTTTAATGGTGGGTAATAACCAGCTCCCTTGCCGGCAACTCTGTGGGTGACCTCATGACATTTTTTACAGAGAGTACAGAGTGCTTCTGCTTTTTCATTTCCGAGGGTATTGTAATGGATGTGATGAACTTCACAGTCATCAGGACTACCACACATACGGCATTGGTGTTTATCTCTGTGGAGAGTAATCAGTCTATTAGGATTATTATACCACTGGACACTACGAATGTATTTGTTGTAGTCTATTACTGATACAACCTTTGTTGGTAGTACCCATAGTCTTATAGCTGTTACAAGATCTGATATAGACTTAGTGGGTGTAAATATAGGATTACGAGGTCCTATATCATCGTCAGCAGTTAATACTAAGTAGAGTATAAGCCCTACTACAACTAGTATTACCCACATTTAGTCTCATTTACTTCTGAAGTGAAAGATGGTGTGGCACCTATTAAACTCATAGAGTTGTTAATGGCGTGTAGTTGTGTAGATAATTTAATGCACTCATTTACCATATAGTTTGCATCTTTAAATGTTGAGTACTTAGTGGTATTATGCGTAGTAGTATCCTTATAATGAGCAGCATCAAAGCCTACTACTGTTACATTAGATGCTAAGTTCAGTGGATGTAAGTATGGTTTTTGGTAGGTAATACCACCGTGTACATCAGAAGTGTAGTATGCTTTTTCAATCTCATTACTTGCCTTAGGAACTATTACATAACCACAATGATGTGAGTCATTTACGTATAGCACTACTGCACGGTATCCTTCTTTAGTTGTAAAGTCTTTGACTATTATAGGGTCTTCTAACATTGTTACTTTCCTCACAAATATAATAAAGTTTTCTAAGATAATCAATATTACCCGCAATATTTAATCAAAGTTTTATTAATTAAATTGCTTAGTAACATATCATATAACTAGCAATACTACCCGCAACACTTAATTAAAGCTTTAACCATTTTACATTGTTCAATAGATTACATATATTGTCCATAACATTTAATCAAAGCTTTCAAATATAGCGAATAGTAATACTAAAATAAAAGAGCCTACGAATTAGGCTATCCATTTTAGTAAAAAAAAAATAAAGTAGCCCGAAGGCCACATAAGATTAACAAATTGCATAGCTGGAAGTAGTTAATCCTTTGATAAATTGTTTGTTATCAATGTTGAAGTTCTTATTACAGAATTGTTCAAGGGAACGACTGTTTGAGATTTGCGCAAGACCGTCTAAGAATAGTTCTCTTACAACTCTCATATTATTTGGGTGACATTGAATATCGTCGTGAATGTGGGCTACTTGGAATGGAGCTTTATCAATTATATTCCTGATTAAGAATCCATCGTGTGCGTGTACAAAGTTTGCTACTAGTGGAGTATATACATCTGATGGTGTATTGCTTTCAAAGCGATATGGAAGGTTTAAGCCTTCATTATCTAGGATACCGTCAATATGCTTAGTTACTTGTATGCGTGCAATGTGCCCGTCTGGAGTAGAGAACTCGTGGTAGAGTGCTGTATTATCCCAACGTTCGTTTATTGCTTGCATAACATTAGCAGCACCTGGAAATAAGTCTGTGATGGTATCATAGAAAGCTTGTAGCTCTTGAGTATCTTTGCCAAAGGCATTGATAGGTTCTTGTCTACTATTGTAGAAGTATGTCATTAGAGGTTGTTTGCAATACGCACGTACTTCTTTGAATGTCATAGAGGCGAATATAGTTGATGTAGGAACTTTCTGTAGCATTGTTTGTGCTACTAACGAATATGGGTCAGCACGTAGAGTAGTCTCGATATAGTTATCTGGATTACTCTTTAGCTGTCTAATTTCAGCAAGGATTTGTGATTTAGTTCTAGTAGTTTTTCGTGTCATTAGTATTCCTTATGTCATTTAAATAAGCTAAAAGTTATATATCTGTTTGCACTGCATCTATTCTGTCGTTGTGTAATGCTAGTCCTATTTGGGTGGTATTGAATATCGTCGTGGATGTAGGCTACTTTGAATGGAGCCTTATCAATTATATTCCTGATTAATAATCCGTCGTATGCGTGTACAAAGTGTACTACTGGTGGAGTAGTTATTCGTGTCATTAGTATTCCTTATTTAGTTGTGGGTTGGCACTATTATAGTGCGGAGAGTTCTGCTTTTAATGCAGATAGTCTAGCGTTAGCTTCGTCTGTGTATTCTCTGTGAATGTATGCATTAACATTACAGTTTTTAGCTGTTATTGGGCAACCACTCATAGCACTCATACACTGAATTCCTGAGGCTGTGGAGTCTAGGCCAACGTTGTGCCCTATGGGGTTTCCAAGGACAACTCCTTCGTACCACGCAAACATTGCTTTGATGAAGAGTTCAGGCTCACTTGCTGTTTTTGCAATGATACTTATGTGGTCTTCTAAGCTGTCTCTAGAAACTTCTGGTGTGAATACTAAGGCTATTATTTTGTTAGCTTCATTAATTCGTTTTACCCATATCTCTTTGTCGTAACCTAATTGGTTAGCAATATCTACTTTGAGGTAGAACTTGCCTTCGTCCGTTAGGAGTTCTTTGTCGTGGAAGTTGAGCATTGCTTTACGGTAAGCATTAGCTTGAGGATTGACGTGGTAGCCTTGTGAGTACATACGTCCACGACTATCGTACTTCCAACCAAACCAAAATTGGTTACCGTTTTCTAGTAGATAGTCTATGACATCATCAGTTTCTTTTGTACGGAGTATGAATGATTTAATTCGTTCCTGTTCGTTCAGTGCTGATAGTGGTTCTGTAGTTGGTTTAAGCACATCTGATATTAGGTGTAGTATATCAGTATTAATACTCCAAGAGATTGATTGGAGTTTGTTTATAGCTGATATATTGATGTATTGACCAACATCATTACCACGACCTAGTATTAAACTATCTTTATCTTTTGTCAGTAAGTGTGACGTAACTCTCTTCATTATTTTCTCCTAGGTGCAAATGATAGTGGTTGGACTAACATAGGTGGTAGATATTGGGTGAATTTAATTCGCTTGTATAGCGATAGTGATACACTCATAGTTGGTACTATTACAGCAGAGTCTCCGTGAACGGTGATGTGTCCTTGATTTACAGTACGATCTTCTTCCCGTACTATACGAACAGTGTATATACCTAGGTCATTGAAATGAGCTAGGAGTTCTATACCTGTTTGTACTGCGTCTATTTGGTCGTGGTGTAGTGCTAGTCCTATTTGGGTAGCTACAGCTTGGATAGGTGCAACTCCTGCATAAGCTACTTCCTTACCTCCACGTATTACTAGTGTTGGTTTTATGAGGATAATGGCTGCTAGTAGGGAGTTTACTAAAAGTACTTTAGCGTCTTCTAGTCCATAGTACATAGCAATCTCTTCTACTCGTGCTTTTGATGCAAGGTCACTTCGTTCCATTGTGAGGAATAGTTCAGCTCTAGCTAGTACTAGTTCTATATCAGAACTTTTTATACTTGCTATTTCATCATATACCCAACTGAGGATATTATGCTTTCCTTTAACAGATTCTGTTAATAATTGTGTAGTATAGCTCATTACAAATCCTCTATTGATATAGTTGTTGGAGCAACTGTTGTGTCAGTTACTATTAGTTCAAAGTATTCGTTTTCGATATTCTTGTAATAGTAGCGAGCTTCTTCTGCTGTGAGGTCTATTACTTTTTTACCAAATACTTTGGATACACCTGCTTCTATAGGGTTTAACCACGTTAAGGCTGTACCTGTCTTACGTGAAACTAAGCGTGCTACAAACATAGCTTTATTTTTAACTTGTGTTGATTCAAATGCCATATGGATACCCTCCTAGGGTTTTATTAAAATTGTTTTGAGTTTGAATCTATGATTCTGACTTTGTTTATTAAAGCGTTGAACTTTACTTCTAGTTCTGCTAAACGTTTTTCAATTGATGTAATTGTAGGTGATTGTCTAAGAGGTGGAAACTCATATTGTTTTGTCACCTCGTTGTATGTTTTTATCATTAGAAGTCTTCTGGAGATAGTCTAGTGGTAGGTGTAGTCTCCGACACTTCTAGGATAAGGCTTTTGATATATGTCTCAAAGTCACCTTTGTTTAAGCTTTGTATATCAGCCATAGTGATGTATTCTGGTTGCTTACCTATCATTGTTTCAGTGAACTGTGATGATAGGTTAATGTATGCTACTGTATTACCCTTAGAAGTTTTAAGGGTAATAGAGTATAACTTTTGTGCTTTAGTTGTTTTGTTGAACATAGGTGAATCCTTTTAATTTAATTTCATTTCTAAAATAGAAGTTAATGCCGGAGTGACAGTAGCTTCAGCCATACGTTCTAGTTCTAGTAGTATTTTGTGGATAGAACAATCAATGTCAAGTAAATGTTCCGTTATTGTGTTCATACTAACATTAGTAATTACTTGTACATTATGTGTTAGTTGTTTAATTTTAGTTACATTATTTTGAATATAATGAACTTGAAGTAGTAACTCATTCATAATAATCCTTTTTAGTAGGGTAGAAGCAATTTAATTGCTAGGGAATAGTAAGGGTTAGCCTTACAGTAGTTCGTGGCTTGTAGGTACCTTAGAATTAGTATTATGAGTATAGTATAGCACTACAGGCATAGCATAGTTCTATTGAACCTATACAGTGGATTTCAGCACCTTTATTCTTATAGTATCTTAGGTAACGTGCTGGACGTATTAGGTTGCGGTGGTTGATTGTTATTACGATAAAGAGGTTAGGCAAAGACTCTTCGTATCTTTGACACGTTACTGGTGTTGGTATTTGGTATTGGGTCATTTGGTGTTCCTTTTATTGGTCCATTATATGGTGTATCTTATTCTAACAACATTGTTCCTTGTAGTTTACAATTTTTTGTATGTTAGAGATTGTAGTGTAGCCCAGTTTATTGTTCCGTCTATGAATAGAGAGACTAGTGAACATTCTGGTACTGTATAGTCCTCTGTAGTTGAAGGGTTGAGCAATTCAGCTACAGTTATTTGTGTTAGAGTGGTGATGTAGTATTCTGGTAGAGAAGATTTGATAACGTAGTAGGTTGCTAGTGCATATCCTCCTTCTATGTCATTAGTATCTAAGTCTAAATATTGCTTTTTTATTTTTACTGAGAGTGCTATTGGATTAAGTAGGTTGGCTACTTTTTCTTTAAAGATTAACATCTCTTGTATAACTTCATCTGGTGATGTTAGTTCAGCTAGTGTCTCTGAGGTTACACTTCTAATTAGAAATAAGTGTTTGTTAGCATTTACTTCAGAGAGAGTTATTGTTTTAGTGTCTCTTGCTTTAAAGGCTTCTAGTTTAGATACCTCAACTTGGATTGCTTTGTCTATTGCTGTTGTTAATTCTGATGGTGTTAATTCTAGTTGTGGCATTGCGTTTTCCTTTATGGGATTTTTAGGGTAGTTTGGGTAGTTTATTCTTCAGTTTGCATTGAAGTTGGGTTGTTAGATTTATGGGTAATTGTGGTAAAAGACCGCAGGTCCAGTTTTTAGCCCTATTTAAGGCACTTTTTAGCCCCTAAAAGACCCTCACCAATACCTAAGGTACCCCTAGAAACATCGTTCCTTGTAGGGTAGATATGAGAGTCTAAATAGAGTTGTCATTGAAGTCAGTGGTTGTAGCACCTGATTTCAATTCATATCTTCGATTAGCTTCATCAGCTAATATCATCTGGATTTCTGGAGTGATTACTCCTGATGCTATCACTGAATAGTAGAAGTCTTTACCAAGCTGTGTGGTGATATAACTATCAGTAGACCACCCACGGTCTTGGTTTACGATTACATCCTCTTCTAGACGCTTTATATAAGCGTATATAGATGTTACTCTATTCGTCTGTGTCTCCCTGCCTTCTTTATTAGTAATAGCAACAGTAAGACCATTGAACAGAGGTTCTATTAGGTCTGGTCTAACTTTGGCAATGTATCGAGCGTTTTCAAGGGTAACTTTACCAATGCCCCAAGCATTAGCCACTTCTTGTTTAGTCTGAGTGTTGGCTGGTCTTAATGTTTCTTTACAGGCAGTAATAACTTTCTGAGTAAGAGTAAGGTTACGTCTAGTATTAACTGACTTGACGAAGATTCGTACCTCATCTTCTGTTAAGTCGTCGTCTAGTTCTTTATACACAATATGTTTACCTAGTAGTACTAAGGCTTGTTGCCTACACCTACCGTCTACTATCTCTCCGTGCCATATAACAATAGGCTCACGTTGTTCGTTGACTTTTATGTCTTCTGTTAACACTGATTGTTCTACCCCAGTTGCCATTGGTACTAGACCGGCTAGTTTATTGTTAACTGGAAATGGTCCGTCTTTCATTAGTCGTACTTTGATACTCATACATCTCCTTTATGTTTAACGCTTAATTGTAGCATAAGTTGCTAATAATTGTTCAAAGTTTGTTCATTATGAGGGTATTACTGAACAATTCTTGAACAATTGCCTTATCAAATGAACAGATCCGTTCATTAGTTGGCAGATATTTTAGGGGTATATATAATATACTATTGTTTTGTGCATTCTGCTTAAAGGCAGCTTAAACTATAACCATTAGTGAAGCAATCTCTGCTTCACTATCTACTGCTTGTATAGCTTTTACTACCATAGCTTCTGTTAGATTGATTTGATAGCGCTTGGATAAGTCTTCTGCTATCTCTTTTACTTCCATACCAAAGAGGTCCATTTCATAGCAGTTAGCTATTATCATCTTAGCTGTTGGTGATGCCACCATTTGCTGTGCTGTGTAAGTGTGTTGCATTAGTATCCTTTTGTTGTTAGTGTGAAGTTATCATCTGATAGTTCTTCATAGTCTTGTATAGTATCAAGGACGAGTTGGAACGTCTCACCTGTTATGGTTGATGTAGCTACTACGTGAGCCGGTAGCTCAAGTGAGTAGATTGCCTTAGATGCTATGTATTCTAGAGTTGATGAGCATTGGTTTAAGTAGATGTTGTACATTAGTAGCCTTTAGTTATAAGATATTATCTCATAACTAAAATAGAAGTACCAACGGTCAGACAGTTTGTACTCTAGGTGAGGATAGGTAGTGGTCCTCTCTTCGTCCTTTCCTCACCGTGTGCTTTTAGTGAGGCTCTTATGTGAGGCTCTTATGTGAGCTCTTGCTCTTAGGTGAGCTCTAAAAAAAAATAACGAGAACCAAACAATCCATAAGGATTATTTAGTTCTCGTTGCAGGTTTAGCAGTTGCTACTCGTGGAGCTACGTAAAAACTGCCTGTTGTGAGATGAAACATTATTCGCTTCATCTCCAGTTGAGCGTTGGTTGACCCTAGTAGGGTTTCCAATGTAGCACCGTTTGAGTAAGGTGCATTTATTATTGTGGCATACACCGACTTAGGTTGCGTAAGACAATCTTCCTTAGTGAATACAGGAGTGAAGAATTCTACATATTCTTCTACTATAGCAGATGCTAATTCTGCAGTCATATTCCGTGGACAAGGTACTTCAGTTCGAGGTGTTGATTTTGTGTATAACATTTTATATCCTTTGCCTCATCGAGGACTTTAACCACCGTTAGAGTTGTCTTTGATTGGGATTTCCCAAAGTAATCTCTGGATTGGCTCTTTGTACCTGTGTGTCATTTCTGACCACTTCTTTTACTATTATACTTCGTAAGAAGTCGTCATCGTCAACATTGGCGAGCAAGCTCACCAAGTCTTCTAGACAATACCTTATCCCTTTGTTATGGATAGTAACTGTGGTACCATCCATCCACACGGGTAAACGCTCTACATTTCCCAATTTATGCCTTGTTTTTTCAACTTCTACAATAACAGTTAATTCAACCCAGCATCTAATATATAAATGACCTGATGCTAGTGCACCAGTGTCTTCGATTTCGAATTTAATCGAAGTATTGCCAAACGTGGCATTAATTTTCGCCACTTTTGTAAACTCATCTGTATATTTGGGGTTGTTAGTGATACAGTAACTTAGTTCACCTGTTATTTTTCTATCTTTTAAATATATATTCAGTTCATTTTCGTACTTCTCAAAGTCAAAGTTCATTTTTGTTGTGTATGACATTTTATATCCTTTGCCTCAATAGCTCGAGGCTATTTGTTGATATAAGAGATATTCTCTCATTTCTAAATAGAGGCTACTACTTGCGTAGTGCTTCTAAGGATTTAACTATTCTTATATAGTTGTTGAATCCTCTAGCAGTGCCTTTTGGGTGGCGTGCTAGGAATTGCTGTAGTAGTCTGATATTACTACTAGGCATTGAGCGTCCCCCTTAGAAGACGAGCCTTAACTTCGTCGAATTGTGCCTGCGTTAAGCCTGAGGCGTTTAGTGCCTCAGCTACTTCCTTCTCCCCGTGTAGGCTAGATATAACAGCGTCAACTATCATCTCGTCTATCACCGAGTTCATCATTATGATGCCTAACTCTGAACCCCCCGACACTATGGTGTTTATTAACTTCGCCGTGTTAGCCACGGCCTGTCCTCCATTAGTTACCACTGCGTGAGTGGTTGTGAATGCTGAATCTATTATATCGAAACTGCCGTGCCATACTTTGGTAAGTCTGCCTTGCTTTCGCGTATACGTATTTTGAGTTGTTGTTTGTGTAGTTGCCATTGTAATAATCCTCCTAGGATTTTAGTATTCTAACAGAGCCTAAGCTCAACCGTGTAGCTTCTTGTAAATTAAGAATATCTACACACCAAGACCGTAGCCTTATTCCATTACTATAATAGAAGTATCTACTATAGTAATCTTCGTTAACCCCTTTTAGGGTCTAACGGACGAATTACGGTTACTACACCGCTTGTATCTACAGTCCACATAAAGTCCTCCTAGGATTTTAGTATTCTAACAGAGCCTAAGCTCAACGATGTTAAGAGATGGCTAGTGTTGCTAGGTCTCACTAAGATATATACTATCTATCTCATTACTACAATAGAAATACAAGTAACAGGAGAGTCCACCATTGGTTAGCTCTTAGCATAGCTGGTTACATTAGTGGCTCGATAAATGGGTCCCCTTTCTGGTGGTTTATACAGGGGGGTAGTACTGGAGATGGAGGGCTCTTCCGGCTATACTAAGAGCATTTCCAAAAATAAAAAAATATTACCTTAAGCCGCTTAAGCCGCTACCACTACCAACAACAAACGGCAAATGATTGCCTCACCATCCAACAACTAACTGCAACATAACTACTAAAACTGACTAGAGAATTACCGTTACTACAATCATTTTAAGGGCCATAGGAGACACGACTAACTGCAAAAGCTATAATTGATCAGATACAGAACTAAAACAGCTGTAGACCTTCTATACAACATATGATATACTTCCACAAATTAAATTAAGGGTATAACAATGGCAAAAGCTAAAGTAATAGATGAGAATGAAGTAATAGAAACTACTGAAATAGATCTAACTGATATAGTGGTGGAAGAAGTAATTGAAGGTACTAATGAGATGGTCATAACTGATATAGTACTGGATGATATAATACCTACACCTGAAGAAACTAACCTAATTAAAACTGATACTCATGTATGCACTCCTATGGTAGTAAAGAACCGTAGCAGGTCTAAGATAATCTGCAGTGTATGCAGTAAACTGATAGTAAAGTAGTAACTGATGATACTACACCACCAATACGATGAAGATGCTGTTATGATGTCAATGGAGATTAGTAATGATGCTACATACCATGAATTGTTTGAGAAGTTTATAAAGTTCTCAGTAACCATTGGATATCACCCTGAGACTATTGCAGTTACTGTTGCTAACTTCTGTATAGAGGATATATAATGGAGACTAGTATCATATGCCCTCATTGTAAGGTGAGTGTAGTTCCTGTAGTTAAGATATTTAATACTAAGATATGTCCTAAGTGTAGTATTATTATTAGTAGTGATAAGGGTATTACCAAAGGAGATAGATAATGTTTATTGGTACATGTAAGGTGTGCGGTCAGGTTAATACAATAGATGTTCAGTGTAGCTGTGCTGCTAGGCTAACTACTAGTATAATGGATGATATTGCTAATAGTAGTTTAGTCTCCTTTAATTGTGAGTATTGTGGAGAGATCCATTCTAAATTATTCATGTGCACTGCTAAAGCTACACAGATGGGATTTATGGGTATGGTTACAACTAGTATAGCTACTAATAAGAGATGGTCTTTTATAGCCTGGTTTAAGGGATTATTTAAGTAATGGCATTCCTTAGAGTTGATTCTAGTCCTATAAAGAAGCAACGCCTCTATTTAATGGTCATAGAGATGCCATCTGGTATCCAGGTGATAAAGATAGGTAAAGCTAGTGGTGAAAGTAGTAAAGAGCGTATGATGCAGATTAACTCTAGTATCTTTGATAAGTTTAGGTGTACAGCTAAGATTAGTATTAAGAGAGATAGAGAAGTAGATGCTGATAAAGTGTTTGAGTACGAGACAACACTCCACAAATTCTTTGTCAACTACAGGTATGAGACTAATCATAAGTTTGATGGTGTAACAGAGTGTTTTGTCTTACCAGAAAATAGTGATGATGCAGTGCAGGCTTTTGAGGCTGTGATAGAAGGGCTTGTACCTGACTTCACCTACACAGCTCCTACTGATACTCCTGATAAGTTGCCCTTCTAATATGTTGTATACTTCTATCTTTAAAGGACTACTGTGACAAAAGAGAATAGTGAATATATAAATGGCATTGGAGCACAGACATCCCAAATGCTTGCATTGGTTGGTAGTGGCGGAGTGTATGAATAAAGGATTTTGGCTCATATACGCACTAAAGCAATGGATAAGGCTACTGCACTTAGTAGGTCTGGTAATATCGCTACTGGTATTTAGTACGATAAGGCTGAAGCTACAGCTGCAAGTAAGAGAGGATACACACCTGACTACAGTTATGCTCTAAATGCTCTTGCTGGTAACTCTAATGCAGCAGGGCCTAACGCGCATTTCAGTGATGCTGGTAAACTGCCTAACCATATAACGTTTAGTGATGAGGCTACACTACATAGCCAAACTAATCAAGGAGGTCATTGGAGAGAAGAGAGTCAGCTTGGACTTGGTACTATATTCACACCATCAGTACAACAGATGAATATACCTGGGTATATTGGTAACTTAGCTAGGTATGCAGCCAGACCAGACAGTGGTATTGACACTATAGGAGTACCGCACCATATACTTCAATTAGTAAAGGAAGGTAAGTGGAAGAGGGACTAGGTAAGATCAAACTTGACCCAAAGAACAAATGAACATTCACTAAATACTGTAAGAGTATTGGCGAAATAGGTGTAACAGTTAAGTGTATTGCTAAGGTGGTAAAGCCTCAAACAATCCTGTTACTAAGAGAGATAGAGATAAAGCAGTTTTGCTGAAAATGCTAAGGACTTTAACAAATGATAGGAGTTGTAATGGAAGAGTATGAAGATTTAGAAGAAATGGCAATGGGTGCTAAAGGTAAACATAAGATGGCTATGATGAAGAAGGAAGAGAAGCGTAGAGTTATGCGTAGACTTAAAGAAACACTTAAGATCAGTGGTAGTTGGAATGATGAGGATTTAACTGCTGGTATGATTGAAGAGGTATTTATTGATCTAGTAAAAGGATTTAAAGACCCAATGGTTAAAGCATTGTTTGATAAAGAACCATATAAAGCTATGGTTAATAGTCTGATTGATATAACTACTATCCTGCAGATGCAAGAAGAAGTTGAAGAGGATGCACTACTTAAAAAAATATAGTATACTACCAAATCTAAATAAGGAGGTCCACTTGGCTTGTAAGGCAAAAGGTAAAGGCACTAAACCTAAGAAGTAGTATATAGTTACCGTCAATCAGTACACGGATAGAAGTTACTGGTATTAATAGGAGGGCATAAGTCCCTCCACCTACTATGCTATCGTCTAATGACAAGACATCAGGATTTAGTCTTGAAGATCTAGGTTCAAATCCTAGTAGCATATCCACTAACCACATAATTGATTTGAGATAATTCTCTTAGAGGAACTTAACTACTTCCTCTATCCTTCTAACACCTATTATAATCTAACTACTACTATTTAGCTATACTTTCACAAAAGGAACTAAATGTTAAATAAAACACCAACAACTGATATCGCATGGAGTAAGGCACTTAGTACGTTAAGTTCTGAGGCATTCTACCTACTAGCTATTCTACACTATAAAAACTTCTACATAACTGATGAGACACTAATGGAGTTTACCAACCTTGGTGTTAGTAGTCATAGAAAGTATAAGAGTGAATTAATAAAGGCAGGATACTTGAGTATTAAACAGATAGGCAAGGGTGTGTATCATTACACTATAAAGGACGTAAGTAATGGCTAAGAATATAAGTGAGATTGTTAATATGGCTAATGAGGCTTCTGTTAGAGCAGTTCCTGTTACTAGTCAGAATATAACAGTAGAGAAGTTAAAGAAGTTTATGCCAAAGGGTAGCTCAACATCTATAACACAAGAAGTTGTTGATCTAGTAAACTCAATGGGAGCTGATACTGGATTACCACAGGAGTTACTAGAGGAAGACTTCATGTCCTACTTAAGTGTTCTCACTACTAGTAGGATCAGTGCTCCTGACTATATCAATGCTGTTAAGTACTGTAACTTAAAGAGGAATATGAGCAACAAGGAAGCTTGGGCAATAGTATTTCCTCATAGGTACGATAAACTAATTGAAGAAGGTCGTCAGGTTGATAGTCATGTTAGTATGTTTGATAAGTGTAAGGCTGTTGTAGCTATTGATAAAGAGCTACTAATACCAATATATTTACAGTACGCAGGTTACTTCCATGCAGCAGTAAAGAAGCAATTTGATTTGATGAATGGTATTGCACCTAAGGATAAGAATGGCAAGGATGCCTTTGTAAGTCCTATGGTACAACACTTAGCTGCTAAAGAGTTATCAGCACTAACTAGGATGCCTGAAGAAAACAAGCTGAGTATTACTGTTAATCAGGGTGAGATTACTATGAATGCAATGAAAACTATGACAGAGCAGTTAGCTGCTCTCAGTGCAAAGCAGCATACTAGACTGAAGAATGGTGAAGACATCATTGATGTACAGCAAATAGGTATAGATTTTAATAATATTGGAGTAGATACATATGAGTGAAATTAAAAAGAGTCTAAAGAAGTTTGATGTTGATGCAGCACTAGACTCAATTGACTTATCGTTCAACGGATACATACCATCAGAGGATAGCTTAAAATTCTTCAATATCATTAGACTAGTACAGGGTAAGGACTTCGAGTTTAACACACCCTTAGTTCACTACTGGATTGTAGACTTATTACTAGGTAATATTAGTAGAGCACAGTACCCGTATGGTGAAGAGGTTAATAGAAATATTACTATTAATAATAAAAGAATAGCTATTATGATGTCGCGCGGTTTGGCGAAATCCTCTATAGTAACGTGCTTCTGGCCAGTGTACTGCTCAATAGTAGGTGAAGTTCCTGACCTAGGACTAGTTCACTTCGGAGTTGGTATTGCTGCATCAGCTCAGGGTGGTGGACGAGTTATAGCTAAGAGTATTCAGTCCCTTTGTGAGGACAGTAAGTTCTGTAAAGAGTACTTTGAAGATATGAGGTTTACTGAAACTGAGAGTGAGTTCACTAGGAAAGGTACTGGGAGTAAGGATGATAGAACATTCCTGTTTCGTACAATGGGATTTAGTGGGGGTATCCGTGGTACTAGATCAAACGTAGGCTCACACAGACCTGACTTCCTAGTATTTGATGATACAATCCTTAATACTCAAGCAGCATACTCAGAGACGATTATGCATACGCTGAAAGAGACAATAGACTCTGATGCTATTAATGCACTGAAGGGTGGGAATAAAGGAAAGATCTTCCACGTGTTTACTCCGTTTCATAGTAATGACCCTAACTACAGAATGCTTACTGAAGGGGCGTATACACCTGTTGCTATCCCAATATGTGAGAAGGTGTACGAAGGTATGCCTAAAGAAGAGTTTGTTGGAGCATGGCCTGATATGCACCCGTATGAGGCTGTTATAGAGCAATATAATCAAGCAGTAGCATCTAGTTCTACTAAGTCATTTAATCAGGAAAGGATGCTTAGAATTAGCTCTGATGAGGATAGAATGATACCTGAGGAATTAATTGAATGGTACAGTCGTAAGGTATTACTAAAAGAACTTCATGCATACAATATTTATATAACCACTGACTTTACAACTACATCCGAAGCGAAGTCTGACTTCTCTGCTATATCAGCATGGGCTGTTAATAGTAATAGAGACTACTACCTAGTAGATTTATGTGTTAAGCGTCAAAGTATAGCTGAGCAGTATGATGAGTTATTTAGGATGGTAGGATTCTGGACTTCACATGGAAAACCAGTAGAGGTCGGTATTGAGATTGATGGACAGCAGAAAGCTCACTTATTTTCATTAAAAGAAATGATGGTTAAGCGTAGTGAATGGTTTCAGTTTGCTAGGCAGAAGGGTACAAAGTATGGAAGTGTTGGTATACTAAGTAGAAACTCAGGAGGCAGTAAGCATGAGAGATTTAGGTTCATGCTTCCACAATTTCAGAACCATAAGATGCACTTTCCACTTGAACTACAAGATACACCTGATATGAAGGAGGCGTTACTCCAGATTAAATACACTACATGGGAATCATTTGGTGGAAAAGACGACTTCATAGACACTGTTAGTCAGCTAGGTATGATTGAGATTCGTTACCCGAATGTACCTAGTAATAATGGTATTACAACTGATAGAGAGGGCTCTATTTGGAGAGATATACATAGAGAGGACGATTCATCAGCATATTCTAGTTATGCATAATGAATAGGATTCTACTATAATGCTAAATTAGTTTATAGAAAAGGAATACAATGACCTATACCACATTAAATAACATTCTAACCGGGCTATTACTCGGTGATAATACAATACCAAAAGACCCAGAAGTTATGAAGGGACTTGTTCAGTATGCACTAACAACAGTTGCTATGCAGGCTGATTCACTACACCTAATGACACTAAGTGTAACTGATAATGTACTCCGCCTTACACAAGGTGACTACATGATACGAGTTCCGGCTGTTCCATTATTAGATACTGATGAAGTAGATATTGATGATGAATTAGTGTTTGCAGTTGCACGATACATGGCCAGTTACTTAAGCAAAGAGAAAGGTGGTATTCATGTTAATGCTGCTGATCGTATTGTGAAAGACTACAATGCTAAAACATGGGAAGTACTTGAGCAAATGCAGAAGGAAGCTTATGCTGGTGGAATTGGTGATGTATGTTATGCTGAGCCTGATACTACCTGGACATTGTAATGACATATCCTCCAACAGAATTAGTTGCTGCTATTGACCTTGTTGATTGTGGTATACAGGGTGCATTGAATGGCGCTGATATAAAGAGTGTTAGTAGAGTTGGAGACTTGGAGAACAAGATCTCAATTGGTACGGCTAGTGTCTTTGTAGCCAAACAACTGTTTAAAGAGAATGCGCCATATAATGTACAAGTGGTAGATGGAGTTACAACATTTGTGATGTCATATAACTTTCTACAGGAAGCCCGTAGACACTTCAGCGGTGAGCAGACAGAAGCAACTTCAACGTTTAGTCCTCTTGAGTTAGAGTTTTATAATACGTATATAGATTACGAAGATGGTATAATTACACCTATTGAACTAGCTGCTCCACTCACTGTCCTACAAACATGGGTTGCTGATGAGATAACTAGTACACCTCATCCAGAACTACTAAGAACTTATCCTACTACTCATAAGTGGAATAAAACATTAAAACTAACAATATAAAGGATTACAATGGCTAGAGATCTTCTTACCATTCTAAAAGAGGTTAGAGGTACAAGTGCTCCTGAAGCTCCAATAGTTGATGGTATCTATCATGATTTAACAATTAAAGATTACAATGGTAATGCTGGTGTGTACGGGGATATAGTTGCTAAGTATACAGGTATTACTACGGCTGCTAACAGTGTTGCATCTGATATAGTTACGATTCAGGCTAGTAAGGATGCTGCAACTCAGTCTGCGATAGTGGCAGCAAGTAGTGCAGATTCTGCTATTGCAGCTAGTGCAGCCGCGCTGAACAGCAAAGAAGCAGCTAGTATTAGTGCTTCTAATGCATTAGCTTCAAAGAACCTAGTGGATGCTAGTGTTAGCATAGTAATTAATGCTAAAGCGATTGTGACTGATGATCTAGCTTTAGTGCAGAGTGCTGCTATTACTACAGCTAATAATTTAATAGCTAGTACAGCTGTTATGAGTACAACAGAAGCCTTTAAGGACACAGCTGTAACAGCTAGTGTTACATCAGTTGCTATACAAGCCACACTTGATAAATACTTTATAGGAGCTGTTAATACTAATCCTACAGTAGACAGGGCTGGTGATACGTTAGTAGAAGGTGCTGTGTACTTTAACACAGTTACTAATAAAGTTATGTACTTTAATGGTATTTCATGGTACTCACCAGAATCAATTACAGCAGGCTATGCCGGAGATGCACACTTAGATAGTATGGTAGCTACAACAGCCGCATCAACTGCGACAGCAGCTAGTCTGTTAACAGCAGAGAATGCAGGACTAGCGCGAGCTGATGCTACACTTACAGAGCTACTAGTTGATTCAATTACAGATGACGTTGCTACTACAACTGCTAATGTTATCTTAACACATGCTGATGTAATAACAACTGCTAGCAATACTACTACTACTGCAGGATATTTGAGTGAAGTCACAGAACTCGTATCCACTATTAGAGATGGACGTACATGGTTCTTTGGTGAAGGTGACCCATTAGATAGTACTGGTGTTGATGGTGATATGGCATACAATATGTTATCAACTGTAACATTTATTAAGGTAGCAGGTATATGGAGGTATACAACTATATTAAAAGGTGCAGCAGGTGATATGGGTCTAACACCAGAGATGGAGTTTTACATGGATGGTGAATTGCTAAAGTATAGAGTTGTTAATTATATAGGTACAGTCGAACAAGTAGAACAAGTTGAACAAGTAGAATGGAGTTTAACATGAATGGTGTAGTTACTAATTTACCTGAGTTAATAGAATCAACTATTATAGCTTATGGGATTAATCAAGGTGCACCTGGTACGGATGGTATTGATGGTGTAGTTGGTCCAATAGGGCCACAAGGGGCAACTGGGACTAAGGGCTCTAAGGGTGACCAAGGTGTTAAGGGCAACACTGGAGCAACTGGTCTTACAGGTGATACAGGACCAGCAGGGTTACAAGGTTTAACTGGTAAAAGTGCATATACCTCTGCTATTGAGACTGGAGCTTTTGGTGGTACAGAGGCTGAGTGGGCAACTAAGATGTTAATGACATACACAATCCATGAGGTTGATACAAAGTTCTCTGATGTACTAGATTTAATTAGCCCTAATGGTACACAGTATAAGATTGTTGTGAGTAACACTGGTGTGTTATCTACAATAGAAGTATAAGGTATTAGTAATGAAAATACGAAAAATAGATACGATTGGTGTTAAACCTTTACTAGATATAGGGGAGTTTGGTTACGATGCCTACGTAGCTGGAGCAGACGTAGGTAGAGTATACATCGGAACTGGTACTGCTAATATTCCAATAGCAGCATTAGCTGATGTTGGAGTATATACGACACATACTACTGATGGACAAGTATTAGTTACAGTACCTAATACAATAGCAGCATTGTTAGAAGTGAATAGTGTGTTACAAATACCAGGTATAGACTATAGCGTAGTAAACACAACAACAGTACAGTTTTTAGTTCAATTTAATGGTACTGAAGTCCTAACTATTATAGACATGAGTAATGTTCAGACAATTATAGACAGATACACTTTGTCAGCTAAAGGGCAGCCATTAGGATTAGCTGAGCTTGATGCTGCTGGAAAAGTTCCACTTGCACAATTACCAAGCTATGTTGATGCTATATTAGAGGTTGCTACGTATTCTGCATTACCAGTTACTGGGGAAAGCAGCAAGATTTACATAGTAGTTGCTGATGAAACAAGTAATGGTGATACTAGTTCATACAGATGGGCAGGTACTGTGTACGCAATGGTTAGTAATATACTAACAGCTGCAGACATAAAAGCTCTGTATGAAAGTAATGCTAACACAAATGAATTTAGTGATATAGAACAGACTAAGTTAAGTGGTATAGAAGATAATGCAACTAGAGATCAAACTGCGTTGGAAATTGAGACGTTATATGAAGGGTTGACAGATACAAATAAGTATACAGATGCTGAAAAAGCTAAAGTAGAATATATAAGTGTTAGTTCGGCTGTGGATTTGAATCAATTTGAAACTACAACTCAGTTAGGGTTACGTGATGCAGCAAATAGAGCACGAGCTAATCATACTGGCACGCAGGCATTAGACACAGTTACCGAAACTACTACACAGAAGATTATGACAAGTGATGAAAGAATAAAGTTAGGTGGTATTGAAACAGCAGCTACTGCAGATCAAACAGCTAGTGAGATAGAAACACTGTATGAAGGTGTCCTTAATACAAATAAATACACTGATGCTGATTTAGCATTAGTTGATGTAAGTACTGCACTTACAACAGCAGCAACTACCCTTCCAACTGCAGTGAATGAGATAAATACATTAGTTGCAACTAATAGCTCAAATATTAATGTAATCATAGACTCTATTGCAGGACTTAGTAGTGCTAGTGGCGCATTTGGTGCTACAGCTATTGCTATTGATATTCCAATTAATGGAACACTAGTTACACTGACTGCATTTGACCTTAAGTTAGATGGTTCAGATCCAGCTATCATGGAATTAATACCAACAACTGGTGCGTTTATACTTAAGCGGGCTGGTAAGTATAGTTTCATATCAAGTATCTATGCTAAAGCAATTGATAAAGATGCTGATATTACCCCGCGTATTGCGTTAACTACTAGTATACCATTTAATATAGGTGGGGACACTATTGTATATGATGATACATTTGCACTGGTAAGAGTAAAGAAAGAAGGTATTATATTCCCAGCTGCAGTATTATTTGAGGTAACTCAAGCAATGCTAGACTACTCAGGTGGTGAGGTATCAGCCAGTTTGAGCTTTGGACATGTAGAGATTATTACAGCTGATAAACAGTTAAGAATAACAGGATTTGATTCAGTACTAAGTACTGTTAGTGCTGTGTACTCAGGGTTTGCAGATCACAGTCAGTTAACTGGTGTAATGGCTATAGGTAGTCACCCAGCTGCTGCTATAAGTGTGACAACAATAGGAAACTTTAATAGTGTTGATGTACAGGCTATGCTTGAAGAGTTTGATAGTAAATCTGGTAGTAGTAGATATGATACAATGCTAAGTACAAAAGATGTTATAGATATGCTGTATACTAATGGTGACTTAACAGCTGTAAGGTATGCTGGTGATAATGGTACAAGCCTATATTACAGAGATGTATTAACGTACACTAATGGTAATTTAGTAAATATAAAGCATTACTACGGTACAACCAACTTAATGACTCAAAGTGCTACTACAACTTTAGCATATGATATGAATGATAATTTAATAAGCACAGCTTACACGGAGTAATATATATATGGATACTATAAGTTATAGCATAGCAGCTAAAGCATTAAAAGAACTGGCAAGTAAGGCAGATATAAATGGTAATGGTATTGTGATACCTAAAGGTGCCACAGTTGAAAGACCTATACTAGGTGTAAATGATTATGTGCTTAGATATAATACAGATGAGTCTGGATTAGAAGAGTGGAATGGTGTAGCTTGGAATAATATTAGTGGTAATATAACAGCTATAAATATGAAAGGGACTGACACTGAAGCAAATATACTAGCAATGGTTGGTATGGGAACTGAGGATTTATGGATAGCTAGTGACACACTTTACGGCTTTGTGTATGATGGGAGCATGTGGATAAATATAGGACCTATACAAGGACCGCAGGGATTGCAGGGTTTACAAGGTATTCAAGGGGTTCAGGGTATTCAAGGTGATACTGGTATTCAAGGTATTCAAGGTATTAAAGGTGATACTGGTATACAAGGTGATACTGGTGTACAAGGTGATACTGGTATACAAGGTATTCAAGGGGTTCAGGGTATACAAGGTGAAACTGGTATACAAGGAATCAAAGGTGATACAGGAAATACTGGTGATACAGGTACTAATGGAATAGATGGTGCAAAGATAACTGGCGTATCTACGAGCAAGGCTGGTAAAGATACTACTGTAACTGTTAGTGGAGATTTTGTAGGTGCTCCTTCTGTATTCCATATACTAGATGGTTCTGATGGTACTGGGGATATGCTAAAAGCTACATACGACACTACTAATAATGGTGTAGTAGATAATTCTGAAAAATTACAAGGTTTTGTAGTAGGTACTGGTTCTAATAATATAGTGCAACTAGATGCTACTGGTAAATTACCTGCTGTAGATGGGAGCCAACTTACTGGCGTAAGTAGTGTTGGCAGTATAGACGATTTAACAGATGTGAATACAACTACTGTGACTCCTACCAGTGGTGATGTTTTGGTATGGAATGGTATTGGTTGGGTACCAGGCGATAAACAAGCTAGTCCAACATTTACTGGGACTGTAGTATTACCAAGTACTACTAGTATTGGCACTATAACTAATACAGAACTAAGTTATTTAGACGGTGTTACCAGTGCTATACAAACTCAATTTACTGGTAAAGCTCCAATAGATAGTCCTGAATTGACAGGTACACCAACAGCTCCAACAGCAACAGCAGGTACTAATACTACGCAGGTTGCTACTACAGCTTTTGTTATAGCCAATACTACTACACCAACTATCACAACCCCCACAATCACAGCACCTACAACAGGAGCTATGGACTTCAATGGTGTTATCACTACGTCAGTGTTTGCAACATCTACTACCTATGCAGGAGTTCACGACTTCACTCACTGGCAGGTAAGTTATACAGCTGATTTTGCTATCAACCAAGTAGAGAGTACTGCAGGTAATCTAACCTCATGGAGTCCATCTGTTGGTGTACCACTACAGTTGTGTTATGTACGTGTTCAACATGGTAGCGATGGTCATCGTAGTTCTTGGAGCCCGCCTATTAGTTTTACTACATCGGATATTGTCATTAATACTCCAACACTTACTGTCGATGGAACTCCTACAAGTGTCCATGAAAATCCAGTGCTTACAACTGGTGCGTTCAGTGTTGCTAATAGTGGTGTTACTACTCATGCTTCAACTGATTGGACGATTACCCGTGATTCCGATAGTGTTGTGGTATGGTCAAGCCTAGCTAATACAGTTGACTTGCTTACGATTACAGTTCCTGCTGGCTTCTTGGCAGTAAGTACTGCATATACATTTAAAGCAAGACATACAGGTGCTGCTTATGGGTCTAGTGCGTATGTTAGTGTAGCTGGTACAACACTGGCTACTTTTTCCTATGAGAATTATTTAGCTGTAGGTCATGATACATCCCCATACGTTACAATCTATGGTAATAGTGTAGATACTAGTACTAAACTAGCTAATCCTGCAACTTTACCTACTGGTACTAGTTATTATAAAGGCGTAGCCTTTAGTGCTGATGGCGTTTATATGTCAGTTTCTCATGCTACAGCTCCATACATTACAATATACAAAAGAGCAGGAGATGTGTTTACTAAGCTAGCTAATCCTGCAACATTACCTGCTAGTACTGGGTATGGGGTTGCATTATCGTTTACTAAGCTAGCTAATCCTGCAACATTACCTGCTAATACTGGGTATGGAGTAGCCTTTAGTGCTGATGGCGTTTATATGTCAGTTGCTCATGAGACAACTCCATACATTACAATCTACAAAAGAGCAGGAGATGTATTTACTAAGCTAGCTAATCCTGCAACATTACCTACTAGTACTATGGTTGGCGTAGCCTTTAGTGCTGATGGTGTTTACATGAGTTGTGGTCATACTACAACTCCATTCGTTACAATATACAAAAGAGCAGGAGATGTGTTTACTAAGCTAGCTAATCCTGCAACATTACCTACTGGTGCTGTGTATGGAGTAGCCTTTAGATACAAAAGAGCAGGAGATGTGTTTACTAAGTTAGCTAATCCTGCAACTTTGCCTACTGGTACTGGGATTGGTGTAGCATTTTCAGCTGATGGTGTTTATATGAGTGTTGCACATAGCACTACTCCATTCATTACAATATATAAAAGAACAGGAGATGTGTTTACTAAGTTAGCTAATCCTGCAACTTTACCTACTAGTACTGGGCGTGGAGTTGCATTCTCTGCTGATGGTGTGTACATGAGTGTTGCACATAGCACTACTCCATACATTACAATATATAAAAGAGCAGGCGATGTGTTTACTAAGTTAGCTGACCCTGCAACTTTACCTACTAGTACTGGGTTAGGAGTTGCATTTAGTGCTGATGGTGTGTACATGAGTGTTGCACATGTCATTACTCCATTCATTACAATATATAAAAGAGCAGGCGATGTGTTTACTAAGTTAGCTAATCCTGCAACTTTACCTACTAGTACTATGGTTGGCGTAGCCTTTAGTGCTGATGGTGTTTACATGAGTTGTGGTCATACTACAACTCCATTCATTACAATATACAAAAGAGCAGGAGATGTGTTTACTAAGCTAGCTAATCCTGCAACATTACCTACTGGTGCTGTGTATGGAGTAGCCTTTAG